GTGTCGTGCGCGATGTCTTGCTCAACAACGTGCCCGTGATTTTCCAAAAGGAAATCTACGCCATGGCAAGCGTCTTAGGCGGACTTGCCTATTGGGGCCTCGTGGAGTGGGGCTGCGACATGACAATCTCTGTTATTATAGCCTTCTTCGTCATCGTGGCAATACGCATTCTCGCCGTGAAATACCACATTTCGCTGCCAGTACTGAAGGAGGAGGAGTAAAAAAAAGAAAATTGGAAAGCTGACTATCAGAGAAAAAGCAAAAAAGTGATAAAAAGGTAATGAAAAATTTGGCAGTTCCAAAAAATAACATTACCTTTGCACTCGATTTGAAGACATGGTTCCGTAGCTCAGTTGGATTAGAGCAACAGCCTTCTAAGCTGTGGGTCTTGGGTTCGAACCCCAACGGAATCACCTTATGTGCATATTGCTTAACTTCTGAGAGTACCGCTAATTACTTTTAAATCAAGTAATTAGCGGTATTTTGCATTTTGTAAGTTGTTGACAGTAAATAGATTAGATACGTGAACTCGTTTGCGTATCAGTTTACTTCGCAATGCTCGGGTACACTTGTATTTATCGGCTTTCTCGTGCTGTTGCAGCCATTTTTTGATTGGTATGTATTACATATGAATTACACCTTCTCAAAAAATGTATTACACCTGCGCGATTAGAGACTCCCGAAAATTGGAAATAACTATTTAATTTTTGCGCATTATGTCAAATTTAAATTTTAACATTATTTACGACAGAAGGAACGTTGCCTCGGCAAGTAGACCCGCTACTTTGGAAGCTCGATTTACACTGAACCGCAAACAAAAGTATTTCTCATTAGGAATAAGAATACTTCCTAATCAGTGGGATTCTCGTGAAGGCAAGATTGTGCGCCATCCTGAGAAAAACGAGTTAAACCAACGTTTGGTAGCGGTTAGAGCTAAAGGAAACAAAATTGTAAACATGTCTTTTGAAGACGACAATTTTGACTTTGCATCCATCGAACACCTTTTCCTTGGCGATATAAACCGTGTGGACTTTCCTACTTACTGTGAGCAACGCACCGTCAAGCGTCGTGTTGCCGAAAGCACCAAAGGACGCTACCGTGTCTTTACTCGCTTTCTCCGCTCCTGGGGTAAGATACGCTCTTTCTCCGACCTTACCGTAGCCAACATTCGTGCAATGGACGAGTATCTTCATGCTCGTGATGTAAAGCGGTCAACTATTTACGACTACCACAAGTATCTCAAGCTGTTTATCTCCGATGCTGTTATTGATGGCTTCATAAGCGAGAACCCGTATAAGAAATTGCCTTTCCGTATTTCCCGAGGCGACAAGCAGTACGTTGACTGCCTCACCATCGAGCAGTTCGAGTCTATCCGTTCCCTCACCGTCGCTACTCCTCACCTCGTCAAGGCGCGTGACCTCTTCCTCTTCCAGTGTTACACCGGACTCGCCTATTCCGACCTCATGGCATTTGATTTCAACGAATGCGACCTGATTGACGGTAAATACTTCTACCACGACCGCCGAGTCAAGACAGATGTTGACTTTGTTCTCCAACTCCTTCCCCAGGCAGTGGAGATACTAAAGAAGTACAACAACCATCTTCCAAAAATCAGCAACCAGAAGTATAATGACTTTCTCAAGGTCATAGGCTCAATGGTTGGTGTCGAGAATCTTCACAGCCACATGGGAAGAGCTACAGCAGCCACCATGTTCCTCTCAAAGGGTATGCCTATAAATGTAGTCTCGAAGGTACTTGGTCATGCTAATCTTCGTCAGACACAGCGTTACGCACGCACACTCAGCCGTGACGTTCGTTCTGCTTTCGATGCTATTGAGGATAAAATCTGATAGGGCAGGGTAGCGGCTTCAATGTCGCTACCTATTTTTATTTTTTGCGACGGACGAAACACCGTAAATCCTATCTCCTTATACATTAAATTTGCGCAAAAATGAATTGTTATGATAGATATAAGGAGTGTTTTATACGCGATTGCCGGGGCGTTCTTGGCCCTTCTCAGTCCAATTCAGGATTTCATGTTCGCAATGCTTATCCTGTTTGTAGTTAATTTTTTCTTCGGCTTGCTCGCTGATATAAAAAATGGTGAGGATTGGTCGTGGCGCAAGGCAGGCATGTGCTTGGTCTATTGCTTCATCTTCTTTGCCACGGCAGCGTCCATGTTCATCATCGGGCACTTCATGCACTCCGAGGAGCAAGCCCTTGCTTGTGTCAAATACGTTTGCTTTATAGCCATTGGCGTTTTCGGCACCAACATCTTGCGCAACTGGCGAAGCCTCTGCACACCTGGCTCCTCATGGTACAAGCTTGTATCTGTGTTATATTACATTCTCACCATTAAGTTTGTTGAGAATTTTAAGTTTTTCAAGAATCCCGAACAAATCGAGGAGGAAGCAAAATGAAAATAACCAAGCAGCAATTATTGCAGATTTGTCCTGTCGCCTCAGGCCGTATCGACAAATACATCAACTACATCAACGGCTATGCCGACACCTTCCATATCGACACACCGCTTCGTATGTGTCATTATCTCGCACAGATTCTTCATGAGTCTGCTGAGTTTAGGTATACGGTAGAGCAAGGCCCTACTCATTACTTCGACAAATACGATACTGGTAAGCTTGCGAAGGCTCTTGGCAACACCCCCCAAAAGGATGGTGATGGCTATAAATACCGCGGTCGTGGTCTTATTCAGATCACCGGGCGTGCCAACTATTCCGCCTACAACAGTTCCAAATACTGCAAAGGCGATGTGTTGACCAACCCCGAACTTCTCGAGAAACCTCTTGGCGCAGTCAAGTCTTCCATGTGGTTTTGGCTTACCCACAATCTCAATAAGCTTGCCGACAAGGACGACATCGTGAAAATCACCAAGACTATCAACGGTGGCACCAACGGTCTCTCTCAACGCAAGGCTTATCTCGAAAAAGCAAAAAAGGTTCTATTAAAACAGTAAGAATATGAATGATTTTGGACAGCGTGATTGGCTTCGCTCTATGGTAAGCGACTTCTATTGGTTTGCTGTGATAATGACTATCTGTATAAGCTTTATCATGTGCTGCTCCAGTTGCTCCACTCCCAAGCCCGTAGTCCTCGAACGCACCCTTCACGACACAGTACATGTCAACAACCTTCGTCTTGACAGCATCTTTCAGCACGATTCAATCTATTTCGAGTCCATCGTCAAAGGCGATACCGTATACCGCACCAAGGAAATCACACGCTGGCGCGACCGCGTTTCTATCAAGCGCGACACTGTCTATGCTGTCCGTGAGAAAAGCGTCGATATTCCAGTTCCGCAAGAGCGGACTGTCCCTTTATGGATTCACATTCTTAAGGGGGTATACGTGTTGGTACCTTTGGCGTCTTTAATATATATAGTTGTTATGATATGGCTTTATCACCGCAAAATGTAACCTCATGGGAGTTCTCTTAAAGTCTATCCGCAAGATTCTCGTCGAGCTTGTTGACCGTATTGACAGTGGCGAGTGTGCCACAACCGACGAGCAGGAGCGCATGTTTCTCGACCTCTGCACTATGATTGCCGACAAGGAACGCCGTGTTTCCAAATACGAGGCTTGTCGTTATCTCAATATGTCACGCGCCAAGTTCGACCGTTATGTTGCCGATGGACGCATCCCGCGCGGACGTAAGACTGCCGGATTTAAAGAACTCTCATGGAGTCTATCCGAACTTGATGGTTGTAAGATTAAATAATGTTTTTGAGTTGGATTAGTCTTTTTTTTGTTGTTTTTCATTTGTAATTGAACCGTTCTGTTGTGATAACAGGGCGGTTTTTCGTAGGTATGAGTATCTTCTTCCTCATTTGAGCATTGTTAGGCTACTCTCTATATAACAAGTAAATTTGCATCAAGTCCCGACATTGGGGCGAAATTTAAATCTTACTATTATGTCTGAAACAAAAACTTACGTCTTCGGCAATGACGGACAGTGTGGTGGTGGCAGCATGATGAGCATGTTAGCTCCTCTTCTTCAACAGCGAGGTCTCGACCCTAACCTTCTGTTGGCAATGAATCGTGGTGGAGGTTTCGGTAACGGAGAAGGCTCTTGGTTCATTTGGCTCTTGTTTATCCTCTGCTTCTGTGGCTGGGGTGGTAACGGATTCGGCTTCGGAGGCAACGGTCGTGGAAACATTGCCAACGAAATCAACAACGACTACGGACGCTCTCTGCTCATGGACGCTATCGGTGGCAACCGCAACGCTCTGTCTAATCTCGCTACTCAGCTCAACTGCACCGAAGGACAGATTCAGTCGGCTATTTCGGCTCTCACCTCACAGGTTCAGTCTGTAGGCAACCAGGTGGGTATGTCGGGTATGCAGACTATCAACGCTCTACAGCAGGGCAATATGCAGATTGCTCAGCAGCTTGCTGATTGTTGCTGTCGTACAAACAATGCCATTACAGCTTTGGATGGCAATCTCAAATTGTCTATTTGTCAGCAAACGCATCAGATTAACGACACAGCAAACACAAATGCTTTGATGTTGCGTGATGCAGGTCAGAACAATACTCAGGCTATTATGGGTAAACTTGACCAAATACAGGCACAGGCATTACAAGACAAACTGGATGCACTTCGTGAGAAAAACAGCTCTCTTTTGGCACAACTTTCAAACGAGCATCAGACGCAGGCATTGCAGGCATACCAGGCACAGTTGGTTGCTCCGCTTGGAAATGCCCTCGGAGTATTACAGAAGGAAGTGGCGGGTATTAAGTGCAAGCTCCCAGATACAGCAACAGTCCAGTATAGTCCCGTGGTTGGCGTCCCTACTTGTGTTGCTGCTCAAATGGGCTTATACGGAGCTAACGGGACCGGATTTTGGGGATAGTCGCCTATACTTCAATAGGAACGGTGTTCTTTGACTTGTTGATAAGAGATTCATAGTCGGATAGATACATCCATTTGTATCCTTTATGAGTGCAATAATATTTTGTACCATTACAGACTCTGGCGATAGAAGAACTCATAAATCCTAACTTTTCAGCTTCTCTCATGTGATTAAATTTATATACCACTTTGCCGTTTTTGATAGCGACAACTGGTTTCCATAAATGTTTTTTTACAAGAGAATAACGTTTGTTGGTTATCGGATTCATAGTATTTTCCGAGTATGTCGCCCATCGGAGATTATTAACATGGTTATTAGATGGATTTGTATCAATGTGGTCAACACATGGTTTACTATAAGGGTTTGGCAGGAATGCCTCGGCAACGAGTCTGTGAACTTTTGTCGATTTCTTAGAGTGATCAAGTTTATACAACAGTACAATTTTGTACCCAAGTTTTTGAGTGGCTTGGTTTAGAATTCTACCTTTCACAGGTATACTATAAACCTTACCTGTCTTGCTTGTACGTTGGTATTCTCGGGGAAATGCATATATACGACCAAGAGAAGAGACCATATAAAGCCCTTCATATCCGACAACATCACGCCATTCCTCACCGTCTAAGGTGATACTTTTGATAAAATCTTGATTGTTCATATCTGTCAACTTTTTTTAGAACGTGTCAACTAAAGAAAAGGGAAGAGGCGTTGACATACCTCTTATCAATGAGTTAATTACTCTCATCTATCCCCAATGCAAAGTTAATAATTAATTTTTAAAGAAAGAAATAATTATGACACCTATTTGGAATTATCCCTTCTCATGGGTCAACCGTCGTGGTTCCGCTGCCGTAGCTTCCACTGCCGTAGCGGTCTCTGCTACAGCTGTCACGTTCTCCTTCCGCAACCATGCTTTTGCATCGGTCAACTACCGCGGAACGGTCTTCGTTAAGCTTGCTCAGGCTATCCCTGCGGCAACCACTGGCACGCTCCCTATTCTCTTCGAGACTAATGGAGCCACCCAAGCCGTCACTAAGTACAACGGTGCTCCTCTTACCGTCGCCGACCTTCCCGGTACTGGCGTCTACCAGTTCTGGTTCGAGCGCGACACTAACACCCTTCAGCTCATGACGGGTATTGTCTAACCTATTCTAAAAGAAAGGATTTCTTATGTTCAGCGGTTTGCGTACCAACAGTATTTTTTATGTGCTTGATAAGAGCAACGAGCCTACTTTACAGATAGGGCAGGTTGTCTCTGTTTCCAATCCTCAGCCCAAGTTCCCCACCTATCAGCCCGGGCAGTTCTCTCCTCAACCTATGGAGTCTGTTGTTGATGTGCGTGTGAAGCTTGCCGATGGTGAGATGGATTTCAAACAGCTGCCTTCCAACGGACAGATTGCCAACTCTGGCTCCCTTGTTGTGTCAGAGTCACGCGAGGCTATGTCTGCCGAGGTTGAGGCTATGCTTCGTCAGTCTCGTCAGATTCTTGACAGTGTTGATTATCATCGTTCTGTCGTCACCTCATGCGAGACCATGCTTTCCCAGCTCAATCCTCAGATTGCCAAGGAGAAGGCACAGGAGCAGAAGATTACCCAACTCGAGACCAAGATGTCTGGCATTGAAGGCACTCTCTCCAATATTCAGGGTATGCTTGCCCAGGCTCTCAAACCCAAGGCATAAGAAATTCTTTCTCTTAGAAACTTAAAACATTACGACTATGAATTTTATTGTTGAAATAACCGATGATAAGTTCTCTGAACTCACCGAGAACGCCGAGAAAATGCTTCGCTATGGAGGCAAAGTCATGTCCTGTCTCGACTCTATCAAGCGTGAGCGGTTCAATGAGCGAAGTCCTATGCCCGACTATCGCAGCTCCGACTATCGCAACCGCGACCAATATCACCCCCGTCCCGATTATCGCGAACGTGAAGACTTCTCCGACAATCGCCGCCAACGTGAACGTCGCGACTACGACAACGATTACTAATGTATAACCCGAGGAGAGTATAGCAATATAGAGTACAGTAATATATGTACACAAAAACATATAACTACTCGTACTTATAGAACTACTACTCTCCTCAAAAAAATATTTCATCACATGAAATCTCGTCAATCTCTGTCCCAATACGACTACCGCCCTCCCGAAATGCTTGCCTATCTCCGTCACTACGGCTATCATTTCTCACGACGTATGCACGACTTCGCTGTCTCTCTTATGCGTCGCGACAACAAGCCTATCACTCCTTGGACCAAGGAGAAGGTTGAGCAGGTTATCCACAAGTACGGCATAACTCTCGACAACGCCATTGCCTACGACCATGTTTATGTTCTCAATATGGCTCTTGCCGATTTCTACGGTTCTTCCATTACCGACGAGCGTGCTCTTGCTCTCTTTGTCAAGGATTATGTCGATGATGAAGACCAGCCCGACGGTTTTATCTTCAATCGTTTCTATGCCGATTGCGCCCTTTCCGGTACTCCAATCCCATGGGAAGACATATTAGACCCCTCATAGCCTATGCGCTCACAACAAATCCACCTCCATTCCTACGACTGGACGGTGCAGATATTCTACAATGTCCCTCCTTCAAGGGTCGATTATATCCGCAGACATCTTCAAGCTCTCGCCTGTCACTCGCGTCCTCTTGAAGATGCCTGCCTTCTTGTCTCTCAATCAACCCCCGACACCGCTTTCACCTATACCAACATTTCACTTCACCGCACCCTCATCGTTCTCTGTCCGTCGTCTTCTCCATCCCAGTTTCTCAACACCCTCACCCACGAGCTTCTTCACGCCACTACCCATATATCCAATTACTACAACATTCCACTTGGCACAGAAACGCCCTGCTATCTCATTGGTTCTCTTGCCCAAGCTTCTTATCCTATAGCACGCTATTATTTGTAAACTGGTTCACGTTTTTATGATATATTTTGGCTGTTTTACAGATATTTAGTAATTTTGCACGCGCATTAATAACTAATTACAATAAAGATGAAAGCAATTCTTCTTTCCTTAATGTTCCTCGCTTGCACTACAAGCGATGGAGTCTACATTTGTACGGGTCCACAATCCCGACGCTATCATAAATCCGCATCATGCAAAGGCTTGCGCAACTGTAGTCGTGAAATTAAAAAAGTCAGTCTCGAACAAGCAAAAAGTATGCACAAAACCCCATGTCACATTTGCTATAAGCACCGTTGATAATTATGAAGAGTCTAAAAAGTGTGATTTCACTTCTTGTTTTGTTATGTGCAAGTTATCTCATGTTGTCATGTGGTGAGTCTAAAGAGGAACTTCGTCAACAGATAGCAGAGCGAGAAGCTATTATTGTACGACAAAAAGGGGAAATTTCCGATTTGGAAGACCAAGTTCAAGAATTACAGGATAAACTTCAGCAAATAAATGAATCCGCATCTAACGCACAATCTGCAATAGATAATATGCGCGATTATGTTGACAGTTACGATTTAGATGATGCTGAAAGTGAATTAGATAATATATACGATGAATCAGATTATTAAAATTACAAAATTATCGGTATTGGCAATAATAATCGCAAGTACCTCTTCATGTTCAAAATCCAGACTATCTGAGTATATCTATTGTGAGCGTAATGCTATAACACATCAGAATATTATTCATGCCAGTTCTTCTTGTCCAAAAATTCGTAATGGATATAAGTTAAAAATGACATCATACTATAAATTCACAGAAGGTTTTGATGTATTCTGTTCTGAATGTTGCTATGAAGATGATGCTATAAGAATAGCAAAAGGTGAAAACTTACAATAAAAAAAGAAAAGATAGCTAAATTATTATTAATTCCTTATACGCAAACTTGTTTATTCGCACAAGTTTGCGTATTTTTGTACCTGTAAACCTCATAAACCGTATCATTCGCATGACAAAACAGAACTACGATATTACCCGTATGCAGCGCGATGCTCTTCTGGCAGCCTACTGTGATGTATGTGCCCACTACAGACCTTGGAGTCAGCAGGACGCATACGCCAAGACAGCCAAGCATCCCGCTCCTCGGTATTACGTCACGGCGAAAGAGGCTTACGAGAAATTGCGGCGCATGGCAGTAGGCGACAATTCCGTTGTTGACGCTTTAGGCGATTCCAAACGACGAATGTATTACTCGCTTTTCGAACGCCTCAAGGAACTCACCCAACGCAGGGAATACGTCAACAAGTCTCTTTGGTTTCTATGTCCAATACTTGTTTCTCTTCCTGCTCCCGAGTTTTTCATGTCGCCACGCACAGTTAAAGATATACATGTGAAGTATAGAGCTTATGGTAGCACGGATTTCCGACATCGTGAAGTGTATGGCAGTGGGCACAAAAACAAAGCTGCTGCTGACAACGCTTAGTATTTTCATTTCGCTTCTTCATAATAACAGAGGTATGGGGTTTCAAGCTGACGGCAACTTGATTCCCCACCTCACCTACAGTTTCCAGCACGCCAACCTATGGCACATGCTTGCCAACTTGTTTGTCTTATGGAGCATCAAGCAGCGGATGAATGTTGTGTCCGGTTATCTGGTAGCCGTTGCAGCGAGCTTTTTGCCAATGTTCACCGACAAACCTACTGTCGGAATGTCGGGATTGCTTTTCGCTATGTTTGGCATTATGTGGGGAGAGCGAGGCGATTTCAAAGGATTCATCAAGGCAGGATTGCCCGTGATTCTTATAATGATGTTGATACCCAATATCAACGGATTGCTTCACTTGTATTGTTATTTCTTAGGTTATATTTGGTTTAGATATTTGTCATATTGCAAAGAAGAGTTATAGGTTTTAATTAAAGGATTTAGCACTCATGCTTTTTGAAGTATCCATGAACAGTGGCTCGTGATGAGTCGCTGTTTTTTTATCTTATCTTGTCCGGGAATAGTGCCTGAAAGTCCACAACCGTTCCTGCAAACGCATCCGTCGCAAGCATATTGCCAAGCTCATAGCTCAGCGTGTAGTATTTCCACGGCTTGCCATGCAGCGATTTCAGCTCACACCAGTTCCTGCAATCGTTCGAGCCGTACAGCCTCAGCGCAATCGTCCCATCTTCCGAGTCAAACAGATGCAGTATTCTATGTATCGTCTTCAGCTGCAATGAAGAGCCAAGCTTCAGCGGTCTTGTCGTGAACGTTCCTTCATAACGCTCTTCATCCATATTAATGTCTGGCTTCGACGCAAGCGAGAGCACCGATCCGTCTGCAAGCTGCACAAGGTTATCCGGATAGGCATTTGCTACTGCTATCACGTTGCCTCCCAATTTCTTTTTCGCGAATGTCCTGTCCGCAATCGAGTACACATATTCATAACTCTCTTTCGTGTTGAGTATATGTAGCAGCGAGTCTCTGTAGTCGTAGGCAAGCAGCGCATTGTCTAAGAATCCCAAAAAGTTTCCGTCGCCTAATGTCACAAACCTTGAAGGATTGCGTCCTCGTAGCTGTTCCGACATGCACGCCACCGTACCGCCCGACACAGCCATCAGTCCCTTCGCCGATGTGAAGAACACCAACTTTCCCGTTGGCGTAATCGATGCCGCATTGTTGCACACCTCTCTCGATATGGAATATGACGAAGCATACAGTCCCTCTGCATTCACCGACATTCCGTATATACCCTCCGTCGTGAATACGATTAACGGGTATTGTCCGAACTGTCCCTGCGATATTGGCTCCGTGTTCGCCGCTATTCCTTGTATTGACCCCGTCCCTACAGTGTTATCTCCCGAGGCTTCAAATACGAATGGGTTGTTCACTACCGATGTGAATATCTGCGACGACAAGTCTTCATAGGCATTTGCGTCAACTTTGGGCACAGTTACCGTATCATCTGCAATAAAGTTGTCATATAGCGGTAGTCTATAGAAGGAGTAAGCTCCGTTCAGCATGTCATGTCGTTTCAGCGTCAAAAGCTGTCCCTTGTTGTTGTCGCAATCCCAAATGATAGCTTCTGTAGCATTAGGGTCTGGATAATAAAACCATGAGTCAAGCACGTCTACAATCTCATTTGTACTGTCCGATTCCACCCAAGCATCCATCGTGTCCGACACCACATGTACATAGAATTTGTATCTGCCATAAGTCAACACCTTCGATGAATAGGCAGTAAACCCGGTAAAACCCTTGAATGGCACACGCTTCACCTTAAACGCATTGATTCTCTTGTTGTATGAATACACCTCACCTGCTATCATTGATGTCCATCCGTAATAATCATCATTAGGCAGCTGCATCTGCTGAGTGAGGTTTGTTACAACATTGTTCTTTATGGGAGCCTCAAGAAGTTTGTCTTGCTTGATACCATTCACATCAACTGTAAATAGCTTGTAGAATTGTGTGCGCGAAAGCAGCTCGTCTATTATTTCCTGCTCCGTCTTAAACTCCTTAGGCAATATGATATAATGTGCATAAAGACTGTGATAATTAAAATTGATAGTGGTAGTAATGTCTGCTCTGTCCGTACTCAAGTTTGGGTAACGCGAACCTACATAGTTAAGATATTGAAAACCGTTAGAGTTGGCTGGCTCCACAAACTGATAGTCCTTGTCTATCTGGAATGGCATTACGTCATCCGTTGCAAAGACAACTACTTCTTTTACAATATCCTTCCAATCCTCAATGCCTGGAATAACCACCTTATAATATAGACTGAACATATCAGCAAGATACAAGAATCTCTTGTTCGCGCCACGGTCGTATTGAAATCCGCCTTTATACCACACCACGGAAGTAAGATAACCGTTGCGCGTCACAGAAGGATATACGGCTATTGGTGCAGATATACGTGCGTAACTTCCATCAAACAGTCGCAAGGCATAACGCACAAAGAATGGATAAAGGAAACGATTCTTCTCCTTTACAAGGTTCTGTATCAATGCCACATGACCCGAAACAGCGGTCTGGAAGTCATCAACCTTATCGTCTTTAACCTTAAATTCTACCATGTCTGTACTGTATGGGAAGACAGTAGACGATACAGGCTCTTCTACAAAGTTTCCATCCTTGTCATATCCTGCATTTACATTTTCCACGTCTACAAACCCCAACAGATAGCAAGCCTGCGGCTTTTTCGTAAGCAGACTGAACGTATTTCCCTCATGTACCGTTTGGAATTTCACTACCGGACGTGGCAAATCAGACCCAAGCAACACATATTCCTCTCCTTTTAGCAGCAGATAATATAGTCCCTTGTCCGTTGCCAATACAAGCGTATTGCCCACCGAATTTACAGACAGCACATTCGGACCAATGCTCACAACGCCATCCCCCGTGATTTCGCCCGCGTGATTTCGCTTGTACCAATGTATCCACGACTTGCCTTCATGCTCGCTACCGTCATTATAGGTGATAAGCATATCATAATTAGGCCCTTTATGCACAAAGATTAACGGTTCTGTCAACTCTGCTATCTTCTTAGCCTTCTGTATCGGGTGCATTTCCCCTGCCTTATACACCATCCCCACCGATTCTACCAGCTCAGTGTCGTCTGCCAGCATCCCCGACGGTGATGTTGTTATTCCCTTTGAATATGATAGTGATTTCTGCATATCTGTTTTTTTTATTCCTATATCGCTGCCTCCGTCTTCACTCCGTCCGAATGCCCTCTCAGTCCCTCCGTCGTTCTCCACTTCGGCATTTCCATTTCATGTGTCGATACGTACAGCGCGATCGCCGTTGACATCAGCACGTCGTCATGATTACCCGAACCCTCAATGTTTCCAAGCGAACCGTCTTCTTTTCTCTCGTAGATACGTAGCTCATGATACATTTCCGTGTCCGGCTCATGCCAAAGCTTATCATCCACAAACGCCTCAAGATTGTCTATCAGCCATCCCTTTGTTATCTTGTTCGTCTGGAATCCATACTTGGCAAGTACATTGCCAGCTGTGTCCTCTGGTGACGAACGTCTCTGATACAGATTAGGATAATAGTCCGCTATCTCATTGATAATTGAACCGAAGTGGTCGCCCTCCGTATTATTGTTTTTCTCTCGGTCTGCCGTGTTCGACTCTATCACAAGCAGCGCATCATCATAGTAATGTGCAAGAGCAGCAGCCTTCCACGCAAGTACGTCATGTCTGCAATGTCCTCTGTATCTTGCCACCACACGCGGCTTGTCCTTCATCGATGACATCATGCCCATTCTGTCAAGCACGGTCATTACGGTATAGTCAGAAGTTGAAGACTTGCCGCCAATATCCACGCTCACCACATATCTGTCAGCTACGCGCAGTATCTTGTTGTTCGGCAAACTCCATATCTTCAACTCGCCCTCTCCGTCTTCTCTTATCGCAATCTTCGCTTTCTTTATCGCCTCCGTCGATTTCTCGCCAGTAGTTACAATGTCCGCAAGGAATTTTGGTTTCTTCACCTCTCCCTGTCTCAAGTCGTCGATGGAGTAGGGGTTAAACACAAGTTTGCCCGAGTTTCTGAATGCCTCTTCCTCGTCGATAGGGGCCTCAGTCGCACAGAATGCGTGTGTCTTAAATTTGTTTCGGTAGTTTCTATACCAGTTGATTGCCTGGAAACAAGCTCCTTTCTTCCACATTCGCCAAAAGAACTTACCTGTCTCTCTATATCCCTTGGGACAAGTTGAGCGGTCTTTGTTCTTCAACAGCCACATCGCAAACTCTCTCTCGTCCTCCACTGGCTCCATATCGTTTTCGATGATGAAGCATGGTATGAAGATGAATGTGTATGCGTCATTGTTCGATGGGTCCATTGCCAGTTGGCAACGGTCATAGAAGAAGCCCGAAGTTCCTCGTCCTGTTGACTCAAACACCTCTACGTTGTCTTCTATGTTATGTATGCCGCCCGAAATTGACGAGATTACACCCTCTGGGTCATGCTCTGGTGTCTTCTTCCAATATGCCACCTCCGAATAGTGGGCACAGTGGAAGTTGTTACCACGCACGGCATCAAAGTTATCGAATGAGGCTACCGTCAGCGTCGAACGCCTCAACGCCTTGTTGCCATCCGTCACAATAAAGTCGTCGGGTGAGTTCTCGTATGGCGATAGCCTCAACTGTGTTCCTGGGTGTCCTATTGTCCATCCTTTCTGTCTTTCCACCGCCTTTCGGTACATCGCCTTAATCTTCTTCGACGTTCCTTTCACCTGCGACAGCACAATGGCGTTCCAACCGTCATGCCGAAAGTCTTGAATCCACTTAATATACAGCTGCGTCAATGTCGAGCCACCCCATTGTCGTGCCTTTAGTATTACCACACGTATTGCCTTTTTCTTGTGTCTCAGCTCCTCAAACAGATTGATAAGTCTTCGCTGCGGATAGTTAAGCCTGAACGGTATCATTTCACCTGATACCTTGTCCTCAATCTTATCCGTTACGAACAATGCAAACTCCGGGTCTTCCCTAAATCTTACCTTAAAAATTTCGAAGGTTAGCAGATGTCTTAATTTCTGTGTGTATTCCGAATCTTCGTCATACTCCTTGTGAAGCACTTGTATTAATACTTCTTTCATCGAGCCGAAATGCTGTAGGTTTTTATACAGCAGGGTTCTCATGCACTCCTTCGGTACATACATCTTAGGAATGATAAAGTCTGGTATTTCAAGGCATATTCTGTTCTTAAAATCATAACAACCCACGCCTGTCCACGGGTCGTACTCACCGAAAATATCATCATATCGTTTCTTATTTTCGGCAAGCAATTTATCTATGTCAAGGTCGGTTATAGTCGGCATATCTTATAATCCTTCGTATTCTTTCAATTCCTCATAGTCCGCATCCTCTATCTTCGGCACAGGCTCTGCCCCTATAGCCAACGAATCGTCTGTCTTTGTAGTCGATAACGCCACCAATTCCTGGAAGTCCTTGTTAATACCCACCGACACATCCACCTGCGACTGCTTCGGCACAACATGTTTCTGCATGTCGTGATACAACAGCAGCCATGCTTTCGGGTCGTGCTCCGCAAGCTCCTCAAACAGCTCCTCGAATTTATCTTGATTCTTCGAAAGCAAATCTCTGATAAATTCCTTCTGTGCCTTCTTTCCTTTCGGCAACAGCTTTTTCCTATTCTCCGACACAAGTGGTATGTCGTCCAATGTCTTTACCATAATCTTCCTTTCCTTTTTTGTCCATGCCTCCGCACTTCCTGTTTCTTGGTGTTACAACACCGCCCATCAAAACGGATTCAAATGTTTTCTCACAGTTCCCGGCACAACCCTACAGCTCAGCCCTCTTATCTCCGTCTCTCCATCCAATGTGTTCTGCTTCCTATCCATCGCCCTTGGGTCTTTCGACGACAGCGTGATAGAGAAGTATTCATACAACGCTCCATCCACCACATACCTATGAATGGCTTGCACCAACGCATCATACACCGTCGCGTCCCAATAATCTGGCATCACTAACATTATCTCTTTCTCCGACCATTCTTTCAGTCCGTTCATTCTCGCCACTCCTTCTGGTTTAGCCACATAAGCCGACAGTATTCTTTCCACCGACGCTATATATTGGTCAAACCATCTGTAGAACATTGGTCTGTGCGAGTCCGCTTCCGATGTAGCCACCTCGGTTTCGCCCTGCGTCTTCCGCGTAGCTTTGTCTATCAATGAAGTCACCGCGTCCACATCATAAAACAGTTGGTCTGCCTGTATATAGATGTGTTTTATGCTATGTCCGTATGCTCTCCGTGGCGGTTGTGGCTCAAGCGGATTTGCCGTAGGTGTCCATCCTCTTTCCCTCGAAGCCATAAACGGATGCAATTCTGAAAATTCCTTTGCCATACCCACATTATTTTAATAGTACTCTTTCGCTACAATCACAGTGAAGTCCACATACACATTGTCCGTATGTCTTGAGAACAACCTTATCTCAGCCACTCCCGTGTTCCGTGGAACAAGCACAAACGTCTTTGGTGCTTCGTCTCTCACTATCTCTACCACACTCGGGTCTCCAGAACGTGCCTCAATATCATCCACAGCTCCTGCATCAATGCTATACGACACAGTTGCGTCTTCATCCACACGCATTGTTATCTCGCCCTCCGCGTCTGTTCCGTCCACCTTTGCCGTGAGTGTTGTGGGGAAATTGATTGTCGGCACTACTGGACCCGACAGCACGAAACAGCGTCTTATCGCAAGCTCGTCTGCTGCCACTGCCGACTGATACGGTGCTGCCTGGTTTAGGTTGCCTATCTTCAACCACCATTCATAGCACATCGAGTCCTCCACAAACTTTGCCACGAGTCTTGCCAACGTGTCTGTCAGCGAACCGTTGTATCTTCGCGACACGTTTAGTGTGAACTCCACAATGTCGTTCGTCTTGCCATTGTAGTATATGGCATTGTCGCCTATTGTCTGAGCCGTGGGCACAAGGTAGTCCACAAAGATTATCTTTGCCTTTTCGAGTGCTGTTGTCAGGTCTCTATCCAACGTGCGCTCATGCACCTCGTCGTCTCCAGCTGTCTCGAAGTATGGTGTTCTTTGTCCCGGCTGGGCTGCTGCCTCGTCTATCTTGCCTTTAAGATAGGTTGCCGCCTTTACAGCTTCGATAATGACGGACTTTATAATCTGAAATTTTATAGTCATGATGCCTTGTATTTATTTGTGTTAATATCTAAAGCGTAACCGACCCTTCACAGTCCGCAAGCGTCTTCTCCGAACTGCTTGGTGGCGTTTTTGTCATTATCAGTCTCGTTGCTGCAAGCAGTTGTGTCTGCACGTCCGTCGTATATTTTCCTGCAAGCTCTGGCAGTACCATTGCCAACACCGATTGCGTCACATACGCAATGAGCAGCGACTTCACGCTGTCCTGCGCCGCTCCCGATAGTGCATTGTTGTTTCGTGTCGTGTTTACCTCGAAGCTTATGTATGGCACGGTTTCTCCTTCCTTTTGCTTCCCCTTTTCGGACAGGTCTTCTACATTATACCCCGACAACACAGGCGCAAGGTTCGATACCACAAGCTGCGCTCCGTCGATTATACACTGCTGCATAACCGCTTCTTCCACACCGCTTAGTGTTGTCACCGAAAACAGCGTGTCTCCTTTCTGCGTGTTATGATGCTTTCCTATGATGGACAGCTGCCGTTTCACAGCCTCCTTCACATCTTCAAGATATATGGCTATTTGCATGGTTCTACATATTTATATTATTGCATCAAATATCCCTGCGCTCTCTCTACCGCCTCTTGGTCCGCTCCTGGCACAACTCCGTTCTGTGGTGCTTGCTGTCCCATTTCCGCCTGCTGCGCTCTTAGGTCTTCCACTTGGCTCTGCACGTCCTGCAACAGCTTGTCCGCAAACGGCTCGTTCAAGTTCTGTAGATACTGCACAATGTTTATCGCTCCCATCTTCAGCAGTCTGTCAAGCTTATCGTTGATGTTATTCTGATAGCTTGCTGTTGCAGCAGCGTTCTTTATCGAAATCTTGAACATTATGTCTCTTGCCGCCAACCTGTCATACTCCATCGGGTATGTATTGTCTCTATTGAAGATAGGTCGCCCATTGTCGTAGTACTGTTTTATCATCATGCACTTCTTCTGCGCCACGCATTCCGTGAACGATTCCATGTCCTTTAGTATCGAGTACAGCGAGGTTGAGGCATTCTGCGACTCCTGCGCATATCTCGATGCCGATGTTCCAGCCGTTGGAGTCTTGCCCTGCAACGCTCCCGACACATTCGATACCTCGCGCATCAAATTCAGCTCCATCTGCAACAGCTCGTTAGTTCCAAGATTCACGGCGTTCGACGTGATAATATCTGGTCTTGAGTTTGGCAGCGTTGCCTTTGGTGTGTAGAATATCATTCCGTCATACTCCGTCGCCTGTTCCGCAAACTCTTCTGGTGTCATTCCGTCCAACACCTGCGTAGGGATAAGCCATACACCCTTTGCCGACGAGCGTATCGCCATATCATTCATGATGATCAGGCGGTTGATATACCTCTGTTGGTCAATAACATTACCCATGAATGGGTGTATCTCTCCATTCACATACGGATAGAACTTCACCGTGAATGGGTGCGACTTGAAGTCGTATGGTGTCTCTCCTCTGCATAGCACGGTTCCGTCTGGAGCCATAAAAGTGTAGTACCAATACTTGTCTGCCACTTTCTTTGCCGTGATATAGGCTCTGTCTTCTGGTGGCACACCCATCAAGTCATACTGCTTCTTTCTCTCCACATTCTTTGCGTTCAACTCTGCTATCAACACTTTGTCGTCACATTCTATGCGGAAGTATGCGTCGCTTTCGTTTGTTGCTATTGGGTCATAGCATTGGTATCTGTATTTCGTTTCCGTTGTCCACGCTTCTATCACTCTCACGTAATGTCCGCGTTTCGACGGTATGTCGAATGATATGTTCGACAAGTCGTTCGTGTCATTGTGCATAGTCCCTTCCGTCTGACTGTTGTCCGGGTCTATGTCGAATATTCTGTTCAAGTCGTCTATGCTTAGCCCGTACTCTTCTCTTGCGAATTTCTTGTACAGATCGTTCACCGACTCGTCATGCAGCACACCTATCAGCGACAGGTCAAGGTGTCTCGGGTCTGAGCCTCCTTCCCAAAACACATAGTTTGGCTCTATGTAGTCTGTCCAGGAGTCTTCTATCTCCTGTGTTCTGTCTTCGTATGTCTCTCTGCACACCATTACGCCACCTATCAGATAGTCCTCAAGCGCATGTTTCAGCAGGTCTTCCATCTGCGTGTTCTGCCAGTTGCATTGCATCGTGGCCGACATCATGTCCGACAGGCTTTGTGACGACCGTGTCCTTGCAAAGCACACTGGCTCCGTGCCCTGCTTTGCATACATTCCCACAAGTGTGTTCAATATCGACACCATTACATTGTTCGACAACGGCACAGAGCCTTTCCTCTTCAGGTATTCTCTTTCCGTCATGTCGTAGTAGTATCCGTTCTTGTACACTCTCACCGTGTCGCCCCATTGGTCTCCGTAGCAGTACCTCTTTGCTCTGTCTCGCGTCATACGCACAGCCTCTAAGTTGTTCCATGCTTGCCAACACCGCTGCAACAGCTCATAGTCCGTCTTCCTGCCGTTCTGTCTCTCCATTCGTCTCTTTACTGAGTCGAATGTCTTGCCCGAACTCGGCATTACACGTGATAAGGTGGGTATCTTTTTCTGCATATTTTTATCTAATGTCTTTGTCTATCAGCGCAAAAATACGCTAAATGCAGTCTTAAAATGCCGTGTTTCGTCCGTCCGCATATACAAGGGACGAAACACGGAAAAACGGACGTGAAAAATTAGGATATTCGCAAGCGTAAACTAAAATATTAAGGAAATGGAAGAAACAAAGAATTTCGAGAACCCTGAAAGCCTCGAGCTTGTTTATAAGGGCACGAACGGACAAGCGTTAACAACAAGCTTGATGGTAGCGAAGAAGTTTGGTAAGGAACACAAGCATGTGTTAGACGCCATTCGGAATTTACTTAACACGACAGCCGAAAAATCGGCTTTCGTTGATAGTCAGCAACTTACAAAGATGTTTGCTCTTGTGGAGGTAGAACAGCCAATGCCTGTTGGAGGTGGCGTGAAGAAAGTACCCATGTTCGTTATGAACCGTGACGGCTTCACTTTGCTTGCAATGGGATTCACTGGAGAAAAAGCACTTGCCTTCAAACTCTAATACATCAAGGCCTTCAATGCTATGGAACAGCAGATAAGCCAGATGGCGACACCTTCTTATCAAATCTCCGACCCTATAAAGCGAGCCGAAAAGTGGATTGAGGAAGAAAAGGAACGTCAGAAGTTGGTGGAGAAGATTGAGGAGCAGAAGCCAAAGGTGGAGTACTTCGACCGTCTTGTTGACCGTAAGCTCAACACCAACTTCCGCGACACCGCAAAAGAGATTGGCTTGAAGCAGAATGATTTTATCAGCAAGCTCCTCGACGCACAATATATCTACCGCGATGTTAAAGGCAAAATAAAACCATACGCCAAGTATACAGGCGAGTTGTTCATTATAAAGGAGTGCACTGGAGGCGATAAGTGGGCAGGTATGTAGACGCTGATTACTCCGAAAGGACGCGAGACCTTCAATCTGTTGTTTGGTAAAGAATAATACACCTTATTATATATAAGATATGGCAGAAGAAAATAAAGAAAACATGACCGAAGCTCAGTCGCAGGAAGCGGCTACAGCTCCTCCCGTGGACGACCGCCCCAACCGCAAGGCTTTCTCCGAGCGTTTTGCCAAACGCCACAAGGACATCGACTTTGAGGATAAGGAGGCTCGCTACGGCGCAATGAACGACGATGCCGACGCTCTCGCTCGCTATGAGGAGGACGGCAAGGCTCTTAGCGAAATGTTCGACAACAACCGTTGGCTTGCAGCTATGGCTATGGACCTCAAAAAGAATCCAGACCTTAACCCTATCCAGTGGATGGCTTCTCAGGGCATCGACATCGGTGCTGCTATGCAGGACGAGGAAATGGGCAAGAAGGTGGCTCAGCAGATTGCCGACTTCCAGCAGAAGAAGGCCGACGAGGATAGTCACGAGCAGGAACTTGTCTCCAATCTTCAGAAGTCTGCCGACGCTATGGAGCAGCTTGGTCTCGACGACGACGCCAAAGCCGACCTTTGGGAAAAGTTCTTCAAGGTTATCGGCGACGCTGAGAATGGCATTGTCTCTACCGAGACATGGCAACTCTTCAAGAACGCCCAAAACTACGACGCTGATGTAGCTTCGGCTCGCGAGGAAGGTGCTATGCAGGGACGCAACGAGAAGATTCAGAACAAGGTCAAGCGTTCCGAGAAGAACGACATTCCTCCTTCTCTCAGTACCAACGGTGGTGCTTCCACCACCCAAAAGAAGACCAGTAGCTTCTGGGATGGCTTAGTCTAATAGTTTTTCTACAAAAATAGAACTTCTTAGTCCTCTTAGAACAACTATAACGTTTATCATTAATTTTTTAAATATCATTAAATGAAAAAGAATCATTTTATTAATTTCATCAAAAGCGGACGTTTCCTCATGTGGTTCTTCCTTACGCTGCTCTCCGTTGTAACTGGCGGCTCGTCGCTCATGGCTGTTGGCGACAATGTTGCGCCTCAGATTGGCGACGAGGGCCCTGCCCCGGCTTCCGCTGCTGAGGCTGCTGCCAACGAACCCGTTGTGCCTGGCAAGAGCGACCTCAACAGTCCCGGTGGTAAAAAGGACGGACAGGATTTGACTGGCTCTCAGGCTTCATCCACCCAGCTCAAAGAGGGTGACATGATTGACGATGAGTGGGATAATAACATTGTCAAATTCTACCCCTACAAGACTCCGCTTCTCAGTATCGCCCGACAGGTTGCCACTAAGGTTCCTATCAAGAACTGGACTGCCAAACACATGCGCATCGGTGGCGAGACTCTCGACGGTAAGACTACTGCCGAAATCACTGGTGGCGACACCATCGAGCTTAACTCTACCAACTTCTCTGGTTCTCTCCGTCCGTTCTACAAGTGCTCTACTGTATACGTTCCCGACGTTGAGGGCTACAAGGAAGGTTCTACTACCGAGCGTGAGGGCATTCTTCAGCTCTACGTTATCGAGTCCAACGGCAAGAAGGTCACTCTCCAGGCTACCAACGGCAAGGCTAAGAACAATGGCACTCCTGCCGACGACCTTGACAGTATGACCTGCCCCGACATTCCTTCGGGTTCTGTCTTCCTCGTTGGCGCAACTGCCGCAAGCGAGTCTCAGCTTATGGTTCCACCCGAGAACTTGCAGCCTCGCGAGAAGGAGATTTACGTGCAGAAGAAGCTGCTCAACATTCTCTTCACTACCGACTTCGAGAAGGTACAGACCAAGGTGCCTATCACCGTCAACGACCTCAAGGCTGACGCTATCATGAAGTACAACCTCCGCGCCGAGCGTTCTTATTGGCTTGGCTCAAAACGGCGCTTCAAGGTGCTCACCGAGGATGGTGCTGTAGAGGACGTTTACATTGCCGAAGGCATTCTGTCTCAGATTACCAATGCCTATGCTATTGGCGACGTTCAGGAGTGGGCCGACTGGATTGCTCTCGCTAAGCTTCAGTTTACCGACTTTGCCGAGAACAATCACGCTTACGTCTTCGCTGGCAAGAACTACATCGAGCGCATGGAGAAGATGAAGATTGACAAGGATGGCAAGAATGACATCATCAATCACGACGAGTTCGACCTTACCTTCAAGCGCATCAAGGACACATTCGGTACTTTCGATGTTGTTTGGGATCAGACTCTCGACCTCATGCACATGGAGGACTTTGCCGTTATCATCGACCTCAAGGCGAGTCGTCGCTACGTGCGTGTTGCCAATAAGGAGCGCACCAACGATATGTCTAAGGGTGCAGGTGCTATCCGCGACGCTAAGCGTTGGATTCACGAGGAGGCCGACAGTATCGCTCTCCGTGGCTACAACTCTGTGCTTGTTGGTCCTGAGGATAAGATTTCGAAGCTTGGCATGACCACTCTTCGCACTATTATCTCTGCTCCTAAATTCCCCGATACTCCGTCCAACGGTATGAAGATTGCCCTTACCGAAGACTACACTTCTGGTGATGTTCAGTACGAGAAGGGTACTGTCTACTACTACAACGGCACCAAGTGGGAACGCTACACGGGCCAGGACGTAGCTGTCTAAAGTTTTTATTTCCGTAATAAATTAGTTGTCCCGATAAGTCTTCGCTGAGCAACGGCTTTGCTCGCTAATGTCTCAGCGAGGCTTATCTTTAAAATTCCAAAACGCAATGATTAAGATATATAGATTAAAACAGGTTCGCAACAACGTTTCTCATGTACTCGTTGGCGCAGGTGGCAACAAGGTTCGCTACGAGTTCACAGGTGGCAACGTCATTGCTGGCACTTGTCCCGAAATATCTCTTAAGGGTAAGTATTATCAAGACCTTCTTGAGGACAGTGAGCTTTTCAAGTCCGGCATGGTTGTCAAAGTCCGTGAAATCAAGACCTCAAAAGACGTCGACCCCGTCCCAACTCCCGAGCCAACGCCCAAGAAGCAGGTGGATAGTGTCGATTCAGTCACCACCCCCGACGAACTCCTTGTCTTCGTCAATACCAACTATTCCAAGAAGTTCACCGACCCCGCCAAGGCTCTTGTTTTCGCCGCTCAGAAAGGTATTGCCTTCCCCAATTACTCAGTTGGCGAGTAATCCCTTAAAGCATTAGTTATGACTATCTCCGAAATCATCAACAAAGTAAAATGGTGCATCGACCACGAGACTCATGAGGATGCCAAGCTTGCCGACAACGGTGAGGACTCCTACATGGATAATATTATCCGCGCTAAAATCAACGACGCACGCCGATGGCTCGCCGTAGCCACCTCCCAGTCCGTCACACTCTCCTCCTCTCCAAGCTCCTCCTCCAGTGTTACAACACTCACTATCACCCCCTATGATGGCTTTTCCGGCATCGCCATTATAACCATCCCCAAGTCTCTTTCCACCGTCCCCATATCTCGCGTCCGTCTCTCGTCGTGGCACAAGTCTGCCACCCCCATCCCCGACACCTCCGACGACGCTCTGCTTATGTTCGACGAAACCGCCAAGGGTACTGCCGACCGACCTCTTGCCACCGTCATGCAAGGCTCTCCTACGAGAATCCTCGTTCAGCCTTACACCTCTACCGATACCGCCGAGATTGTCTACATCGGCATTTCCTCCGACATCGATACCTCTTCTGATGATTCCATCGTAGAAGTCCCCACCATCCACGAGTCTGCCTTCATCTACTACATTGCCTACCTCTTGCTTACCGCCTACCAAGACTCCCGTGCGCAAGCAATGTTCGCTATCGCAGTTCAACTGACAGGCTCCAAACAATCCGTATAGCTATGCAGATACTCACCGCATCATACGACCCCGAAGAACTTGCCTGGGTAACTCCCGAAGTTCAGTTTCAGCGTGACATCTACCTCATCGTCACCCTTAAACGCCCCGGCAAACTCATCATCCGACAACGTGTCTCCGATGGTTCCAATCCGCGCGTGCCTATCCGACGTCACAAAGATATGGCCTCCTTTATGCTTCGCCTCACCATTCTCCCCGAAACCGTCGGACTACAAATTTTCACATCAACCGAACCAAAAGAAATTAAATATGCTTACATTTAGAGATGACCCGAAAATTGGCTCAAAGGTTCCAATGGTAAAAACAGCCGACCTCAACGATGCTTGTGTCACTGGACCTAAAATCCTTGATGGCTGCATCACCAAGGGCAAAATTGCTGTTGGTGCTGTTGACGACGACATTATCAGCAACGGTTCCATCGTCACCTCCAAGCTTGCCGACGGTAATGTCACCACCGACAAGCTTGCCGACCAGTCTGTCAAGACGTCCAAACTTGCCGATGCTAACGTCACCACCTCCAAGCTCGCCGACCAATCGGTTGACAATTCCAAGCTTGCCTCTTCATCTGTCTCTTACGACAAGTTGCAGGACTCTTCTGTAATAACAGAAAAGCTCAACGACCGTGCTGTTACAACAGAAAAGCTCGAAGAGAAAGCCATCGTCAACCCCAAGTTGGGCGACCAGTCAGTTGACAGCCGTGTTCTTCGCGAGGCTAACGTTCTCACAAAGCACATCGCCAACGAAGCCGTTACAACCGACAAGGTTCAGGCCAAGGCTATCACCAACGCCAAGATTGCCGATAACACTCTCACCATTAATAAGTTCGACCCCGAGCTTCGCAAGTCTTTGCAAGCTGCCACTGGTCTCCCCGACAACCTTCTCGAAATGGTTCAAGACGTAGACATTAGCATCGCCGAGCTTCAAGACACCGTTTTCCCTATTACTTTGGGCTTTTCTGTCACCCCCGACGTTAAAGCTATGCAGACCGCCATCGCTTTCTCTGTCAAGAGCAAGGGTTCTCCCTTTCTCCCCGACACCCTCAAAATCTCCAAGACTGTCAACAACGGTGTTACAACACTCCTCGCAGACACCCCATCCTCCTCAGGCTCTCTCTCAACCCCAATCTCAGGAGCAAAGGAACAATTCACCTTCGAAGTAACAAAGGAAGGACGCACTGGAAAATCAACTTCCGCCACCCGCTTCCTCTGCTACTACGGTTCTTCTTCCGTAGCCACCGCTTCCGAAGCTGTTCTCAACTCCCTACAGGAGGTTTCCACCACAGGCTTGTCCTTCAACCCCACTATCACAACCCGTTCCGGTGATTACATTTGGCTCGTCGTCCCCAACGACCTCACAATAAGTCGTGTAACAAGTGCAGGATTTGATGTTACCCTTGCAGCAGCGCAGACAGTAACCAACAGTCTTGGCACATTCAAGGCTTACCGCACAGCTAACACTCTCACCGCAGAAACCTGGAAATTAGTAATCTCTTAAAATTGAAATATTATGCCAATAAATATTACAGACGAATTACACGCCGCCACTACCAAAGGTAAGATAGCCTCTGCAAAGGAAGTCTTCCTTACAGGTGACACAGAGAATTTACAACAGATTGGTGAGAAAACTCACCAATTAGAGGATTCTATCAAGAATATAGCTGCTACTGGTGGAGCGTCAACCGCTGCTGCTGTCACTTTTGACAATGCAGCAAGTGGCATGACTGCTGTTAATGCGCAAGGTGCTATTGAGGAACTGAATACTAAGAATAAGACGCAAGACACTGAAATATCTAAGAAAGCAAATTCTGCTGATGTGACTTCACAGATGCAGATAGAGCAGAAGCGTGTAAATACTGAGCTTGACAAGAAAGCTAATATTGTTGATGTTAATACAAAGATTAGTGAGGAATCTGCACGCATTGATGGTCAATTAATCACTAAAGCAGGGAAAGAGGAAGTTTCTCAGGCTTTAGAAAACAGTGAAGCTACAATGACTGCGCAAATAGTTACGCTAAAAAAAAATATAATTGACCTTCAGAGAAATGATAATTCCGAAGCCGATCTTAATATTGGAGATGAGAACGGTAATGTGTTGGCTGAGTTTAAGGATGGACATTTGAAAACCAAAGAGTTTGATTCAAGAGAAGTATTGAGGAAAGGTGAAATACCTGATATTTCACAGCTTGCGACAAAGAGTGAAATACCTAAAGTTAGTAATTATACAAAACAACAGGCGGATAATTCAGATTCAGATTTAAATATAGGCGATGAATTAGGTAATATTATTGTTGAGATTAAGGATGGACATTTGCGAACAAAAAATTTTGACAGTCGCAATGTCCAATCTTCTATAAGAATAGAAGGGTCAAAACTTATCATTAATTAAAAATCAAATAATATGGGTAAGATTTTAGTAATAAAGGGCGTTGATTTTACAAAAGTCTCAATCACCAAAGTAGAATCAATAGAGGATATAAACTTAGAAGAATATATTGGCAACAGTTATTATATTGATGGTGCCGATACAAAAAATGTGTTCGCAGATAAAGACGGAAGGGTATTATATGCTACCCTTAATGATGGTAGTGTGATAGATAACTCTCAAAAAGTAATAGGTAGGAACGTTTCAGATGGTACTTCTGTTATTTCATTAATTAACAGTTATAAAAAATCTATATAGGTATGAATGACGTTATAGATGGTATTATTATAGGAGGCAAAGAATACTCCTTCTCATGTTTAGGAGGTGTGAAATATCTCTCGATGGATATATTTGAAGTCGAGAATGATGATTTTTGCGAAATGCTTATAGATGCAGATGGTAAAATGCTATATGGCATTGGGCATAATGGTGACATACTATTAAATGGTAGTGTAAAAGCAGCAAAGGGCAAGTTTAATTTTCTTGAAATGGAAAACAATGGCACAATTGGAGAGGTTCTAAAAGAGAAAATAAGAGCTGCTAAAATTGGCGGAAATGAAGCTTCAAGTTCCTTGCCTTCTATTTTGAATGCTGCCTATTCATCTATTGGTCTTGGACGTATTAATACTGTTCTTCATTTTTTGAGTAGTATCAAAGCAGGCTTTAATGCTTTAAAGGCAGATGTTCGGTTTACAAGTGATGGAGTCGGCGTACTTTGTCATGATGCGTATTTTACTCTTGATACAAATGGAAGAATAAAAGAGCCTGATGCTTCTGACATTGAACATAATACGAATATATCAGACATGACTTATGAGGAGGTTATGTCTCTTGAGTATGACTCTAATTTTACAGGAAGCTATGATAAAGTATGCTCATTGGATTTGTTTTTGCAAATATGTTGTAGATACAATGTAATACCATATTTGACAGCAAGAAGCACTGAAGATATAGCCGCTATTGTGGAAAGTATAAAAAAATACAGTTTGTCAAAAATTGCAGTTATTAATCTTTATCCTGCAAGTATATCTTCTGTTGCGGAAGTAAGAAGGTTGGACAAGGAGATAAAAGTAAGTTATACTTGCACTGGTTGCCCAAGCGAATCAATAGTAGATAAATTGTCGGAATATGGGAACTGCGTTATAGCTCTCTTCGAGTTTCCTGTTGGTGACCAACGAAAAGGGTTTGCAACATTTGAAGAAAACGCTGAATTTCTGAAATATGCAAAAAATAAAGGTGTTGCTATACATACTGGGCAGATTGGTGATAGAGAGAGTTATGAGAAATGTATAAGCTATGGAATAACTGGATTTCAGATTTCAAAACCAATTCTTGAGGTTCCTTTACGAAGAATTGTGTTTAAGGTGAAATATAATGGTACTAATGCACAATTGGATAACTTTTTATCCATTGGTTATTCGGCAGATGTCTCTGTTGGGAGCGACCGAATATCAATATCTAATATTGCTAAAATTGGTTCCAAAGTTGGATTTCCAGAAGTTCTTCCTAATAAATGGTTTACTTGGTTTGCTTATGAATTGTCAATAAGGAGTAGTTCAGGTGGCAAATGTTGGATTTCATATATTAATGACAGTTTAGTTATCACTGCTGATAATTTAGAAGATACATTTATAATTTCAATAACAATATAATAAAATAATATATTATGGCAAAATGTTTAGTTAAAAAACTAAAGGAGTCGGTTGCTTTTGATACAACTTATTATGATTTCGGACGCTATTTTAATAGTGCTCATCTCGAATCAGATTTTCAGGAGACTCCAAGAGAAATATTAAATGGAGTATGGACGAATCAAAGTGTATCGTCACATATCGCTATTCCAGTAGGGAATGCCAGATGTGTAGAGTTGGAGTGTGATAAAACAAATGCTTCAAAAATAGCATTTGTTAAGAGTTATGATGCTTCAACTATTACCGCAAACAGTACTGCTAACTTATGTGAAGGTTCGTCATTACAAAAAGGAATAGAGGGCAAGAGACTTTCATATGTTATTCCTGACGATTGCTCTCATATTATTATCATGGTTACTTCTACGAGTACAAGAGTAATGCCGTCATACGTTAAATTACAATATCATGGTGAAGGTACTGATGTAACATCAACTTTTACAACAGTTGATAAGGTCGATATTTCAAATACAACTGTAGTGGATGCAATTGTAAAAGAAAGAAAAATGAGCTATAAGTTAATCAATAAAAGTGAAGATGTTACTATTGCAGCTTTTGTTGATACACCTAATAAGATTGTAACTATAGCTGTATTTAATTCAATTCCTTCAGTTGGAAGTAAAGCTACTGATGCGGTTACCACTATTACAGAAACAGGCAAGGCTACTGTAAAAGTCGCAGCTGGTCAATATTTAGCAGTTTTCTGGCATTCTTCATATAATAATTTTGGAATTGTAAAGTCGGTGTAAGTTCTCTGTAGAGAATAGAAGAGAGTGTAAAATAAACTGTGTCAGGCTATAATAATAATAGTTTAACACAGTTTATTCTCCTTATTTATTCTATCCTATCCAAATCCTCCACCGCCTCCTGCATTATCATTTCAATATTATGGTTAGCGAAGTCCACCTGCTTCTTATCATCGGCCCACTTCTTTCTCATAGTGTTCCAGTGTCTCATTCGCTTTTCCGCATTCTTGATGATATTCACCTTTCTTTGCTCAGCCGAACCTTCGAACTTATCCAATGCAGCAGCATTTTCAATCCTCTTCATCGTCGGCACGTTCTTCGATTTCAGCTTGTCGTTATTGGCGATAGTCTGTTCCATTTCCTCCTTGTAGTTATACCATTTGGCTTTGGTTCTCGCCATGCTCGACTGTTCTCTTGGAGTATAGAAGAGTGAGCGTAAGAATGGCACGTCGCCCACTTCTATCTCGTCAGCCTTGCCAGTCGTTGCCTTTGCACCCAAGCCAGCGGTACGCTGAACGAATGTGCCCATACCGCCACTCCACGAGCTATAGAAATGATTAAGCATCGACGGGTCTGTAATCCAGTCAAGAGCATCGTTACCCTTCATTTCCGGATTGCCAGGAGCTATGTTGTTAGTCTTGGCATTCACCCATTTGTTCAAGTCCACAAGTCTTGCCGGAACATTATTATAGGCGTTCTGCCATGCCGGGTTAAGCTCTGTCTTATCGCCCGTTCGTCTTATCGGCGCACCCTTCCAGTCGTTGTTAAGCCACCACTCAATGAACGGAACTATAGCAGTAGGAGCAAGACCTTCAATAGTCATACCAACTCCATTTTCCAAGCTCTTTTCATAATTCGGATTATTCAAGAAGTCCATTACCGGGAATAGCTGCGACATACAGCCCACGGCATCCATCGCTATGTTTCTCTGACTCTTCACGTTCTTGGCAAACGTCTGCCCTGCCGCCAAGTCGCCAAGACTATAGAATGCTCTCAGCTCAATGGCCAACGGCACAGTCACAAATTTGTTATTGCCCACATATATACACAGATTGTTTCGTCTGATATAGTCAGGCAACTCGCCATACGGATCCTTCACGTTGCCTCTGTCCTTATCATCCTCATTCTGTATAATAGCATTGTTGACAGCAGCCATAATCAACGCTAATGCAAACGGGGCAGAGGTCATAGCAACAGCGGTACCCACAGGAGCACGCTTGATATTCTTGAACAGCAGGTTCGTACTCTGAATGCCAGCATTGAAGAACATCGAGTAGTTTCTTAGGTAGCCAGCCACAAAGCCGTATGTGTTTCGTCTTGTCTTCTGCCAACCGCTCATTTCTCCGTTCTTGAAGCTCTTTATTTCATCGCCCGAACCATGACGGTTGAAGTTTGTCGATACCTCCTTTGCGTCATACGCGCTTCTTGCTGCCGAACGTCCCAAGTCTCTTGATGTGCAATATGTGGCGAAACGTGCCATGTTCTCAGCCACCTCATTCAAGCTCTCCACGTTCTTGCCTAAATTCTTAAGCACTTCCATAGCATTAACCATAACCTTCTTCGCGCCCTTTGCCGACTCCTTCTCAACGATACTCTTGTAGCTCTTCTCCATGTCGTGCATCGAGAACAACTGAACAAAGCCTGTCTCGCCACCGTTCTCCATGAACTCCTTGAAGTATCGCTCCATCTTCGAGTTGCCAAGCGTGCCCTCTCTGTATCGGGCATACAGTCCGAAGCCTATACCATTCTTGAAGTCTTTCATCTTCATGCTCTTCAATCTTCCTGCGCCCTCATTGTAGAACACATTCAGCGGATTAAGCTCACCATAATAGCGTGCCCATTTCTTAGCATATCTTCCACCTTCCTTTGCCCTCACATGTGAAGATGCAAATTCCGCGTCTCTCACGATGTTTCTCATAACAAACTCTGGACTCCACGATGTTGAGGCCATAGCCATCCATCGTGTCACAGTCTGCAACCACTTTTGGCTTGCCTTGCCATTCTCCAGCATTCCATTCAAAGCCTGTGCCGCTCTCGGATTGCCAAGCACCACAAATCTGTGTGTTCTTCCTGCTATCTTCACGTCCACAAAGTGTTGGCTCTTGTCCTTCGCTCTTTGGAACTTGAAGCCGATGTCCGTGCTGTTGCTCAGACTCTTTGCCTCGCCCTTAGCTTGCTTGGTCCTCATGTGCGTTTCAAAGGCATCCACAATGCTCGCAACATCATCTGCGCTTGCTCCTTCGGGAATCTTCGGATAAGCCTCCTCCCAAATGTCGTTACCGTTTCTGTCTGTGCCTATTTTTTCTACCCAAACCTTTGTCTCCTTCACAAGATTCTGCTCTCCGCTGTTTCTCACGAATCGCGCAAAGGCTTGCTTTATAGTGTTCTGCCCTCCGTTTCTTATCGCACGGTTGCCCATCAAGCCTATCTGTGCCAATATCTCCACATTGCTCAGGCTCTTTCGTCCCTTGGCGTTCATCAGCGTCGTGCCGATATAGTTGCTTGGGTCGCCCATTTCTGTCACATATCCGTATACGTCCTCAGCGGTAGCCTCGTCAAACTTTCTCAACGGTACATACCAGTCGAACATGCCCAATACTCCGTCATGTGTAATTTGACTTATCAGTCCACTCTCGTAGTCCGAATTTACAGAATAGTCTGTAGCTGCCTTCACCTTTTTCCAGAAGTCGGCAACTGAGCCTTTCTTCATGCTTTCCATGCTCGCCTCCTGGCTCATTACCTCGTCAATAGCTCCGGCATCATCGTATGGTGCTTTCTTGTCTGCAATACCCTGCAAGCCGTGCATACCCGAATAGTCATGCTCCTCAGCCTTGAAGTCCTTGTCCAAGTTCTTTACAATCCACTCATCCATCTGACGGTAGTACTCCTTCAAGTCTATCTGTCCCGAGTCAAGCTTCTTTCTAAGGTCGTATTTTTCGCCCTTCCAAGCCTTGTCCAGATTATCAAGACCCTCAGAGTCTGCGTCTTCTGTATTTTCCATCTTCTTGAACCAGTCTCTTACGAACAATACTCGGTTTCTCTCCAATCCATGCTTTCTAATCATATACAGATTGAAGTTCCTTATTCTGTCCTCTACCTTCTTGCCATCGAAGCTGTCCAACACGCTCGACATAGCCTTGCTAAGCGGGTCCATATAGCGTATTTCGAAGAGCTTGGATTTATCGCTCATCTTGCCCTCCGTGATATTCTGCATCAGATATGGATTCATCGAGCTTGCCACATCTTCAATCTTCTTGATAGACGGATCAATAGCCTCCATCAGTTTCTTCAACGAGAGCATATTGTCCATGAAAGCCTCCGTAGCCATATAGCTATGACGGTCCAGGGCATGATGGTATCTGTCCAAAGCGGTAGCAGCACTTGGAGCCGTGCGGTAGTGTATCTCTCCGTCTGTTGCCTCCAGCCATTCCTCGCGACTCATGTTCTCGAAGTCATGGCTCTTGCCGTCGTTGTCATACAACTCGCCGCCCTCAATCTTCGTGTACTCCGTCTTCTCATGCTCTATCTTCCACCTCACAGCCTCAGCTCTCATCTTCCACAGCGGCCTGTCTCCATGCTTCTGCACGTTCTTCGCAAGCCACAGCATATACTTCACGTCTTTCACGTTAGGCGAAACTCTGTAGCCTATCTCATGCAGGGCATCTGTTACCTTATTCTTAATGTAGTTCCAGAATCCCGGCTCACCCTTTCCGTCCTCTGCGCTCTTGGCGATAAACTCCTCAATAGCGTCATAGAATCCAAGGTGATTCATGTTCATCTTTTCCTTCACATAAGCTCTCAGCTCGGCATTGATAGGGTTGTCCAAGTCCATCCAAAGGTCTCTCATGTAGGAGTCAAACTTATCTCCAAGCAATCCTCTCATGCCCTTGTGTCCTACAGTCTCGTGCCAAACGGTTTTCTCCGCGGTATACGTGTCATGGATGTTCGGCATATACAGATGCACCTCGCCCGTCTTCTCGTCATACCAGCCAGTCACCTGCTTGCCTTTCTCTATGTCCTTGCGCACCTTCGGGTTCTCAATCTCCTCAACCGAGTTTACCATCTTCACCTTGCCTCCAGTTCTCTTGGCTACCTTCTCCACGGTCTCGATGATACGCTCGCTCACGCCACCCTTGGGTGTTGCAGTACTCATGGACCAATCGTTTCTTCTCACATCGTCCATTGCCATTTCATGCACATTTTCATTGAAGTCTCCAATAATATCCTCAATGGCCTTGTCCATCTTGCTCTTGTCCGAGTTTCCAAAGATGAGAGTTTTCATCGCATCCTTAAATCGCTGCCACAGATTTCTGCTGTCCGAATCGCCTTTCTTTCTGAATGCAGCCTTAATGGTTTCAAACATATCCAATGCTTTTCTTTGGACACTATTTCCCATTTGGGCCGCAAACTCATACTCGTTTTGCAATCCGTATGTATCTTCCTCAAATCGTTTTACATCATCCTTCACCTTATGGTAAATGTCGATGATAGTATTCACAGCATCTATCTGTTTCTGAGTAAGCACACCTTCTGCCTTTCCGCTATTCACAAGATGAATGGCTCCCATTGTTGCTTGATGCAACATTTCATGAAGGATTGTATTTGATATATCATCCTTGTGTCGTGTGGCGGTCTTCGACAATCCATCTACAAACAGGGCTATCTCCCTGTCTGTTGTTGCGACACCAGTAGCTCCATTAAGAGCGTCGTCGCCAACACCGAAGTCGATACCCAACTTCTTTACCACAGACACCGCTTGCTCGAAGAGTTGAGCTTTTTCTTCGCTTCTATTATTTTTTCTAAACGTTCTCTCAATATCTGCAAACGTAAGCGAAGTTCCGGGGTGCAATCCGTAAGTATCTTCGATAGCTCTTCGTCTAACGTCTCTATACTCAAGTTCTCGTCTTGCAGCGGCTTTGGCACATTCATACCGTATGCCATCAAAACCCATATAAACTCCTTTTTCGCGTGCCGCTCCGCCGCGTTCGAAGCGCCGTACATCAAGCTCTTTTCCATATAAATCATTTATTATTCCGTTTCTACTCATATTGGAGTATTCTTTAAGGACCTCATGCAATAACTCTTCAAACAATTTATGCTGACGTTCAGAAATCCTTTTCTCTATCTCTCCAATCTCTTCATTAAATCTTTTCTCAATTCCCTCCGATGTCTTCTTGTCAACATCTTCCGGCACAACACGACCGCTGCCAAGCTCCATGCGGTAATGCACCTTGCTTTCTTCCTTTACCTTTACTCCAAGCTCCGAAAGTCTGTCAAGCACATCCTTTAGCTTTTCTTCCTTTACCTCGGCAAGCATCGTGTTTCCTCTTGTCTCAAAGTTACCGCCATCAACCATTTTCAGCAGCTCTTTATCAAGGAAATACTTACCTCCCTTTTTGTTGCTCTTCGGGACACGTATAGTATAGTTTCGTGTCATTTTAATATAGTCGAAACCTTGCGCTATCTTCACGTCTCCGTCCGAAGAAGTAATCTCTGTTATGCCACCTTTGTTCGATGGCAATTCAAATTTTTCAGCTACGCTATTTATAGGCTTCTCGTTGGCAAGACCATTCGGCTCAAATTTCTCAGGCATCAAAATGCCTGTCTTCACCTCGCCTGTGTCTGTTGTATACTTCACCAACTGACCGCCCAAGCCTTGCTCCTTGGTGTCAATCAAAGCTTGCAGCAAGTTTCCGGTAATGATATATCCGTCCTTACGGCTCTCGTTGCTTGTCAGCTTGTCCCAGTTGGAGGCATCCATACTCAGCACGCGCAGATGATTATCACCCATCGCGGATGCCTGTCTTGTCAGTCTGTCAATTATGCCTATAACGTCTGCCTTCTCACTTCCATATCCTACATTACCGTTAATAGGGAATGTTATCTTTCTTCGTCCGTCCAAGGTGGCGAACGATATTGTTGAGGCGTTTGGCGAGAAGTTGTCGGTTATCTTTATGTCTATCAGTCTGCCATAGCTATTGCCGAATCCGCTCAACTCAGCAGGATTGTTCATGTCTGTTGGCAGCACAAATGCGTCTTCCGTGTTGAAGGTTTCAAGCGCACGCTCAAACACGCCATACTTCGCTTTGAGGTTCTTCACCACTTCGTCAAGCTTTGTCTTCTCGTCGCTATAGATGCTTTCGTACTGATAGCCAGCCATCTTTTCAATCTGCTCGTCGCTCATGCCATTTTCTTTCTGGCCCTTCTTTGCTTCCTTGATATACTTCTCCTTTGCCTTTGTTGCAGCCTTCACGGCACGCTCCTCGTATTTCTGAGTAGCTTCGGCCATCTTCTTGTCAAAGTATTCTTTTGCAGCGGTTATCTTCTCCTTGCGGTATTCGTCCCACGACTTGCCACCTGTGAGTCCGTCCTGAGCTTTCTTTACTTCCTCGGCTTTCATAGGCTTTTTCAACACAGCCATATTCACCTTCTCTACATAAGTATTGTCGGCAAAAGCATTGTCACCTCCTGGCTCTGAGCCTTCCTTCCAAACGCCCTTGTTTATGGTCTTTGCTTTCAGTGGCAACTCGGTTATCTCCAAGTCGTTTTCGCCCATTTCGTTTAGACGTTGTATCTCGGCTGCATAAAGGTCGCCTATCTCTTGCAACATCTTCTCTTGCTCTTTCACTTTCAGCAAAGCCATACGGCCAAGCAACTTGCTCGCGTCGCCTCCTGCCTCACTACTCATGCCGTCAGAAGAAGAAACCAACTTTTGTGGGTCTACTGCCGACAAGTCTGCTCCATAAGATTTCTCCCATCCGAATGGATCTGCCATACGTGCATACAAGTCAAGGTGTTCGGCCATGTATTCCTTCACTACCTTGTCGCCGTACTTATTTGTAATGTCGGCTACTTCCATTTCATTGAACTTGCTCTTCTGTGAAGAAGTGGTGTTTGCGTCCAATGATTTCAGCTTTGCCTTGAACATCATCAACAGTCGCTGCTCTGCCGGGATAAGCGACACAACGTATTCGTATGCGCCTCTTGCCACCTGTCCCGTTCTGTCTATACGTCCACGCATCTGCACCTCATCGTTCACGTCAAGCTGCTGCTGGGCAACAATCATCACACGTTTTCTCTGGTCGGCATATTTGCTTGAAGCATGGAGTGATATACCAGTTGCCGCACTCTTGTTCAAGATTAGCGCGTCTATCTGTCCGTCGTTAAACTCTCTCGCAAGTTTCTTCTTGTCTGTGTCCGCACGTTTCACCTTTGTTACCGTGCCGTTCTCGTTATACGCAAACTCTGTCTGTCTGCCAGTCAACTCGCCTACCTTATATCCTGCCTTCGTCAATTCATTCTTGATAACGTCGATAGGCGAGAGTGATAGTCCGGTACTTGTCTTTCTTATCTTTTCTTCAAGAGCATGGTATGCTTCAACGGCATCTGCACCCAAGTCTTTCAGATTGATATATCCGCTTTCGCTTTCGTCTTTAGCGTTCTTGCTTGTAAAGCGAAGCGTACCTTCAAGTCCTTTTTTTAGCGATGTTCCCAAGTCGGGAGCGTCCATTTCTTCGCCAAGCGCAAGATTGCCTGTCTGAGACTCGTTGGTGTTGTTCAACGCTATCACAGGCTTCATGCCTTGCTTCAAGTATTCAACAGCTCTTTCTGCAGCCGACTTTGCCTTTAACGAAAGAAGCACTTGCTGTACGGTATTGAATGCCTTGCTTGCAAACGGTTGGTTCTTGATTCCTAAAGCTTCTGTTCCACGCTTTATGCCCATTGACGACTGTACCTTTGCAAGTTCTTCGTTACGTCTGTCTACGTATGAACTTACATAGGTTCTTTGGAAGTTGATAATGTCGTTAAACAGACCGATGATGCTGTCATACTGCTCTCGCTGTTCAGCAACAACTTCGGGGTCGTCAATGGCTTTCCAGTCAATAGTTACGCCTGTCATATCTCGCTCGCGACGAATCATCTGTCCGCATTGTGTCAACGCCTGACTCATGATTTCCTGCAAGGTGGCACCGCCACGCTTCACAGCATCTATCAAGTCTGATGCTTTCAGTCCTCCTTGGTTCATTGCCGTTCTTAGCGCATAGATAGGCATGTTGTCGGGACGCTTTGCGAAGGTTGCAGAGAAGAAGGTCACGTTCTTTGCCTTCTGAATAATGTGCTGGAAGTAGTTACCTTGGCCGCTGTCACCTCCTGCTGTGTGGCTCTCGTCCAATATCAAGTAGCCGTTCTTCATGAGCTTTTCTATAGCGTCGCGTCTGGCTTGTCCGCTGATTGCTGCTGCACCAAACTTTTTGCCTTTGGCTAATTTCCTTTCCTTACGGTTGCCATTCTCGTCAAACTCATATACGCCGTTGCTTACTTGGCTGTATGTCGTCAGAACGTAATCATACTCCTTTGGTAGTTCTCCGTTCTCTTCGATATAGTCAAGCACGCGCTTCACTTCATTCTTTGAAGGTAAGGCAAATACTACGTTTCCGTCAGCGTCTGTAATGGCAGCTTCTTTTGCGCTTCCAAATACAAACGGTCTCAATTCTTTGCTACCTATGTCTACCAAGTCACGATATACGTCACTCAGCAAACCTGCTGTCTTTGTGAAGTATACTGGCACTTGTCCTTGTTTCTTGGCGTATCTGATAAGCGAAGCTGCCTGTCTACCCTTGCCGATACCTGTCATATCACCGATGATAAAGGCATTGCCTTTCTTTGCCTGTTGCAAAGCGAGAGCTACTGAGTCTACTTGCTCTGCTGCAAGATGTGCGTATAGGTCTGCTTTGTCGTTATAGCCAAGTTCCTCAACCAAGAATTGGTCTGCATCACCCAGTTTTTCGAGGTTCTTATTAACTGCCTCTTGTTGGTCGGCTGGCATAACGGCTTTAAGAGTGAACGGGTTTTCACTTCTTGGTGCATAAGTCACCTTTTCGGCACTTAGTCCACGTACGGGTCTGTCCACCCGCTCCAGTTGTCCCCGTGGTCTCCCTCCGTTCCCGGCATCGGTAGTTTCATCAGCATTTGGCTGAGTGTTAGGTCGTCCATTTCCTCCTGGTTCATCTCCTCGCTGCTTGTTGGTTCCAGTGGTTGGTTCCTTGCTTGAAGTAGGCTCTGTCCCTGCTCCGTCTGCTCCAGTAGCTCCATCAGGAAGTCCTCCATTTTCTCCTGGCTTGGTTCCTCCTTCTGTCCCCAATACATTGTCGGAAACTGGTTCGGCAGTCTTGTCATGTACTCCTCCAGTACGAACTGAAGGCTTTTGTTCGCCTCCTCCGTTTCCTCCTGCTCGTACTCCCTCTTCATTAGCGTCAGCAACGCTCGGTCTATTAGGCTTTGCGTTAGCGTCTTCTCCTCCTTCTCCGACGGGAGAATCCATCCTTCCACTTCGTAGTATATCATCGTTTATTCTTTTATAAAGTTCGTCATAACTCTTCACGGCTTCCGCTCTTGCCTTGCCCTTAACTGGGGGATAGGCATTCTCGTCAAAGCGTCGTCCGTTAATCAATATAATACGTGTAGGATAAGAAGTTCCCTGCTTTGCATACAGGCTTCCATCCACGTTTATCACGTCCTCCACATTATAGTGGCTGTAGAGATAACCAAGCAGAGCCTTATCCTTTGGATTCAGACTTCCGTTCTTGGCGTATTCCGTCTTGCCGCCGATGATGATGGCTGCACGACCGTTGTCTTTCATGCTCTCCAAGGCATTGATAGCCATCTGTCCCTCCAATGAAGAGATAGTATAACCGTCATAATCTCTTGGTGTGGCACTTCCAAATGGTGGGTTTGTCACAACCACGTCCACGTCCTTGTCCGCAAACGGCTGTGTTCCGTCTTGGCTTGTTACGTTCTTGAAGCCTTGTCTCTGCAAGTTGGCAAGTCGCTGTGCGTCGATGTCGTTCACATGTACCGCATCCTTAGGCAAGCCTATTGTCAGCATTCCGTTTCCGGCACTTGGCTCCAATGCGCTCTTCACTTCCATTCCTGCCTTCACATACATGTCTGCAAGGAATGCGTAAGGGGCAGGTGTGGAATACTGCTGCTTCATCACTCTCTCAGAGTCACGCTGATTAAGGCTCGGCTGATTCTCGTAGAGTTTCTTTATCAACTCAAACTTCCTTGCCTCGTTATATGATTCCGAAGAAGCGATACCTCTCGCTCTCCTTACGATGGCTGTCTCGGCAAGTTCCTGCAAGTCCGTGTCCTTCACGTCTTTCAGCCCACATTCCTCTGCCATCTTTCTCAGCTCCACAATGCCGTTAATCTTCTGCCCGAAACCAAGACGAAGGTTCACTTTGTCTATGAATTTCTTCTCGCTTATCTTTCTATTCTCTGCTTCCTTGGAGTCGCCCACAAGTTCCTCCTTGTGCTTAGGCGAAGTCTTCTCGTAGTAGTCTGCCCATTCCTTCAAGCTCATGCGCTGCTCACCGTCACGATAGCGAATGTTCATCATCTGCTCGTAGATGGCATCCACATCTTCCTTCTTGAACACCTGGGCTGCTGGAGCAAACTCCTTGCGCATTTCCTTCACCACGTCTTCAAGATTGTGCATACCTCTCTTTATTCTTAGGTAAGCGTTCTCTGCCATTGCACTCACAAGTTTAGGCAGCACTTCAAGCTGTCTTGCGTTAAGTCCGATGAACGATGCCGACAAATCCTCTCTACCTGCTTTCAGCAAGTCGTTCCAAAGGTCGTTAACCTTCTTGTTCGACGCTTCCACAGCTGCATCGTCTGCCTTTTGTTGAGGCTTATTCACTTCGCCCATAGCTTCTGCAGCAGCCTCTTTCTCTTTAGCAAACTTCTCGGCAGCGTTCTTTATTCCCTCAATAGGGCTTGCTGAGGCTTCCACCTTAGGAGTTTCGGTAGTTTCTGTTTTATTATCCGCTTGCTTAGTGGCGTTTTTCATCTTCGCATCCTTCACCTTTTCATAGATGCTCTCATAAACGGCACGATGCAAATCATCCGTCACCTCGCCATTCAGATAATCTACAGCCATATCCTTTGCAATGTCGTCCACATCGCTACTCCTAATCTCCTCATCTGTCAAAGGATGGTCTTTCTTGTAGTTCTCCGCAGCCTTACCAATCGGATCAAACGTTTTCTCTTCCTTCTTAGGAAGAATGGCAAGAGCCTCTTCACTTCCAATACCATTAGAATCCTTTGCCGATTCAAGCTCCCTCTTCCATAATTTTTCAAGCGACTCAGCGTCAGTTACGCCCATTATATTTTGGTAGTCCAAGAAAGAAAACTTGTAATGCAATTTCGCATTTTCAAGTTCTTTGCCAGTCTTACCTTCCTTCAAGGCTTTAAGATATTCAGCCTTTCTCTGTTCAAATATTGCTTTTTCTTCTACTTCTCGCTGTTCTTCTCCTGCTTGAATGTCTCTATCAGGGCTTCCTCCATTGTCATTTTCGGGTTTGCCTTCCTTATCTCCCTCCAATGCTCCACCGTTTTCTTCGGTAGATACATCATCGAGATTCTTCCGCTCGAGTGTCTTATCTCCACTCTTTGCAAGTCCTTCTTTTCTTCTTCTGTCATTTATTGTTTCTCCTTCTCCTTCATTATCACGAATGCCTGTCCCAATGCTTGCATCTGTGACAACTCCGGATTTTCCTTCATTATTTTCTCCCACAGTTCCACTGTGCTCTTGTGTAGGCTGAACATCGACTTTCTTCCGCTGTTGCTCAGTACTTCCACTAATTGATTCTCGTTCTTGTCGCTGTCTTTCATTTTCTCTAAATTTAAATGATTTTTTTGCTATATAGAGTAATGTAGAATTCTTAGTTATATCCGACATTGCATCTATACCATTTTTATAAGCATGTGCAACAAGGTGCGCTAAGGCTTCATCTGCCAACATGCGTAATCCATCGTTGTAATCCAGCTTTTCTGCAAGGTATGAATAACGGTCTGAGTTAGATAAAGTCTCAACAACTTTTTCTAATTCTTCAAATGTTATCTCGCCAGTCTCGTTTACGGAAGAAATGAGCATTTCCACTCTTGAAGGGTCTGCATCATTGTCAGCATGAACCGACTCGTGCTCAAATGTCTCGCGCAACTCTTTAGAACCTCTACTGCCTTCAAGATATATATGGATTTTCCCATCCTCATAATAACCAGGATTATGGGCATCATCTGGCATATTTTCTATTGCGAATTTGTCGTCTGGGTCTTTCGCCGCATCCGCCAAGTCCTTCTTTGTTCTCAGCACAACTGGCTTGTCATATCCATTGCTCTCGGCAAACTCATTCACATACTCTTCCATTTGGTCGAGTATACGTTCACGCTCCTCACCCTTGGCAGTCTTTAGCTGCTCAACAGCTCGGTCAAATCTGTCTGGGTCCATAGGCGAACCCGCGCCTGCACCAGTAGTCGTTACTCCTTCTCCTTCTGTCTGTTCATTTCCTCCTGACGTTTCTGGTTCACTTCCTTGAGTGCCGCCAACATCGCCATTTCCTTCATTTTCTGAACGTCTTGTTTCATAGTTCTTCCAGTTTCTAAGTTTCAAAAATTCGTTAATGAACTCCTCCTTTGTAGGTCGGTCGCCGAACACGTCCAACTGATTAGCGTCGGCATAATGTGCCGCATTGCGGTTGTATGCCATCATCAAATCACGGAAGTCCTCAGCCTTGCCGTCAAGCGCAAGAGCTATAGCCTGTGATATTGAGTCGTATCTGTCTGCCGCATTTTCTCCGAACATAGCAGGAGTGCGTAAATAGGCATCAACGTCACCACCTTGCTGACGTGCCTCATATACCAACTGCACAGCCTTGTCAATCTCGCCTCTAAGGGCATAGTCGCCAAGCTTCATGTTGTCAAGCACGGCACGTATACCATTCAGAGCCTTCGACTTCAAACCTGCGTCTGCACCCATCATTCTGATAGTGTCCTCCGAGAACACGCTGCCCAACAGCAGGTTTCTCACAAAGTCCTTGCCCGAAGCCGAAAGTTTGTTCTCGCCCTCGCGCAATCCGGCTACCTCGTTCAAGCCAATAACGCCCTTATCAATTAAACGCTTTAGCAACGAATTTATTGCAGTAGGATTGTTAAAGAATGCGTCAAGACTGCCACTTCCTTCTATCTCCGACACGATGGCACTAATCTCGTCCGTGTCTAACACCTTGGCATTCTTTACCGACTGCTCTGTATTGCCAATGCTCTTTGTCTCTTGCTTGTTGAAAAGGTCAAATGTCTTACTTGTAAGTGGCATCTTTTTGTCGGGCACAAAATATACTGTACCCTTAAAGCCTGCCTCTTCTATTTGCTTTGGAGTCCAGCCGAAGCCTTCTGCGTTTTCACTTAGGCTCTCATAATACTTGCCGTCAGTACCATAGCGTTCCGCAAGTTGTTTACCCATAGTCGTGCCATTTCCGCTTAACAGAATACCATCCTGCACAACTGGCACATTCTTTAGTGCTTGCCCGCCAAAGTCTCTGCCAATTTTCTCTGTAAACAGACGCGACTCCTTGTCTTTGTAAGAACGTGAATTTGAGGAAGAGCCGTCTTCATTAACTGGGAATCCCTCGTTCTGCTTAAAGTCATTAAACGGATCGTGCGAAGGTGTAAGTCCTGAAACCTCGCCATAAAAGTATTGACCAGTTATCTTAGTTCCATCAGGAAGAGTGATAGAACCACGTCGTCCGGGAATCTTCTTTGATTTCTCGAACTTCTCGCGCACGGCGTCACTAACACGACTTGCACTATCTACCTCACCTACAGTATTTTCTTTCTCCATCGTAGCCTTCACCTTCTTCTCCACCATCGCCTTCTTGATGTTGGTGTAAAGTTCAAGCTCCTTTTGGGCAGCTTCAATAGCAGCCTTCTTCTTTGTCTTAGCCTCCAGCACGTCCGCATCGTCAGCGGTCATGTCTATATCCATCTTCTCGGCTTTGCTCAAATCCTTCTTGGCTCGCTCAATTTTACCATCTGCCACAGCCTCAGCATCCTCTCCGAATGTCTTTTCTATCCACTCGACTCCCTGCTCTGGAGTCATCATCGAGTAGTCAGCAGTCTCGCGACCCTTCGAATCCTTTGTCATGGGCACAGGTGAGCCATCGGCAAATGTAGGCACAGGCTTGTTTGCCTCGCCAGTCTGCACGGTAGTCTCTGCGTTGCCCTGCTCAGTTATCGGCTGTTCCGGCTTTACACCTTCAGGTGCCACACCACCTGCCGCATTCTCCATCTGCTTTTGCTGCTCATTCTGAGCATACACCTCAGAGTTCTTAACCTCCAACAGTTCTTGGTATTCCTTTGCATACTCCTCGCTTGCCACAGTACGCTCCAGTTTCACGTCCTTAACGCTCACGAAGTCCATTTCTCCCTTCTCCGCATCAAGCACGCTAATCATGTCGCCAACGCCTTCTCTCGCTCTGCCATCATTATCAAAGGCAACATCGCCAGCTCCAACAATCAGCAGTCTGCCCTTGTTGTCCTTCACGAACAACATCTGACCGCCTTCCTGCTTCTCGCCGTTCAGCTCGCCCTTGTAGCTCCATTGCTCCACATGCTTCTGCACGGTCTCAGCAATCTTCTGTTCAGTTCCGCGATACATGCCCACAGCCTTAGCCTTGGCGTTGATGTAGTCGGCAAAAGGTGCAAGCTGTTCCTGCGTCAGTCCCGAATTAAACAGCTCCATGTATATCTGAGGTTCCGAAAGACCCTCCTTTGTCAGTCTCTCATACTCCTGCTTCAACACATCGTTGCTTTCCAAGGCTGCATTAAACGCCTTTTCTGCATTATTCATGTTGTTCAGCACCTCAGCCACAGCCTCGTTGTTAGGATTCTCCGTGCCAAGGTTATTCTCCTCAACCACGTCCTTGCCCTCTGTCTGCGACTGGTCGGGATGCAACGTTCCTTCCGGGAACTGTTCTCCCTCATAAGCCTTTCTCAGAGCCACACAAGCGTTCTGTTCCTCCTCGCTGCGCTTCAACGGGTCTTTGTCCATAGCTGCCTTCAACTGTTCAGCAGTAAAGCCAAACGTCTCAGCAACAGTCTCCAATGTTTCTTGTGCCGCCTTCTCGTCCTTTATCTGAGCTGCACCATAGGCATTACTCAAACGTTGGTTTTCTTTCTTCGCCCCAAGATTGTATTTGATTGAAACGTATTCATCGGCTGTCTTATAGCGGTTCTTTGAGAGCAACTCTCCATAAAGGCTATATTCACCCACATACGCTCCTCTCTCGTCACGCTCTATCGCTATATGGTCCATCATCGGACGTGCCGAAGGAACAGTTCCCATAACCAAAGCCGAGAATTTAGCTTTTGTGTCCCAAGGAATGGTATTGTCTGCCATTATCTCGTCATAGGCAGTCTTCACAAACTCAGCGTCCGTGCCCTTATAAGATTCCTCGCCCTTTCCTCTGGCTGTTGTCTTCTTGGTTCTCAATGCCCAATCAACAAGATTTTCACTTCTTGTCAAAGGCACGTCGTACTTATCATATCCGTAGATATATTCTTTTCTCCTTGGCGCATTCGCGCTCCCGAACAGCTGTTCTTTCTCCTCATTGGTGAAAGTATATCCACCAAGGGCAGCTCTCTGTCCGTCCGAGACAGTAAGATTATAAATATTTCTCGCCACCATGCCAAGATAGCTTTCCTTCTTGCCGTCCTTCGCATAACGCTTAGGCAGTCTTGCATGTGTCAGCTTCAAGGCTACAACATTGGCGCAAGCCTCAAGGTTTCCCTCTATACTCCAGTCGGTATCATGGCCCTCTATCATCTTGGCAACATTGCCACCAGTGTTCATGCCAACGCCTTCCATCGCTATCTGGAACACCTTGGCAGGAATGCGCTTCAAACCACTCACATTATACAGACTTCCTCCAACAGCACCGCCAATGCCGCCCATAGTGGCCCAGCTTGCGCCCTCAGAAAGACCGCCCATAGTCATAAGCTTCACGGTATTGCCAATAGAAGTATCGTCGCCAGTAGAGTAGTTCTGTACAGCTGCATTCGTCGAACCGTAAAGCACACCAGTAACGCCTTGGCTCACCATTCCCGAACCTGCCATACGAGCAATACGTCCACCCAAAGAAGAATTTGCCACTCTCGCCATCTGTGCCACGCCGTTGCCGAATACCTTACCTGCAACAGCAGCACCTGCCTTTCCAGCGGCACCAAATACAGGAGCATCAGCAACAAAGCTCAATGTTCCGCGTGCCACTCTTGCGCCCATACCCGGCTTAACATCAGGATTCTCGCCCTTATCGGTCATTGCCATTCCTTGCTGAGCATACTGTCTCTGCTTCTTTGACATCATGCTCATTGACAAGATAGTGCCAATCATCGAGTCATTAACACCACGGATGATGTATTCTGCCGTACTCTTAGGCATATTACGGCTCAGCTCGCTCTTCTCAAACTCCTCGGCTATCTTTGCTTGCAAGCCAGGAGCGAATATCTTGTTTACATATTCCTCAGGGTCAACACCATAGGCAGCTGCCTTAACGCCAATATCCTCAAGCACTTTCGGGTCTGAGAGAATGTTTGCCATATCGCTCTCCGCTTTCTTGGAGAGATTCTTTATAAGCATATCGGGGTCAAGTGCATCGTTGTAAGCCTTGCCAGCTACCATAGAGGCGAATGGTGAAGCCTTGCTCAAGGCTGACTCAGCCTCCAGTCCTCTCTTGGCAGCAGCATCAAACTCGTTGCGGATATTGTAGGAGATATAGTCTCCAAGATGCTCACCTGCAATCTCACGTCCGCTGTCCATCATCTGACGCTCCATCTGTCCCTGCGTGTTCACCACATACTGGTTCAGATTCTTGTTGCCAGTATCAACAACGGGTGTTCTGTTTTTCTCCTCTTCTTCACGTAATGGCTGCATGGTTCTACGTCCTGCCTGCTCCACATTCTGCCCCACGACATGCTGTCTCTCCCTTGTCTGCTTCACCATCTGTTTCACAGCACCCGGCTTTGTATAGCTCACGGGAGCCTGCAACCTCTGTGCCGCGTCCGCATTCTTCAATCCGCGCACAAGCTCGCTGTCATTCTGCATTGGAGTCACAGCACCACCATAGCCGCCCCATTTCTGTTGCGCCACCATTTCCTGAGCGCGTCCAAGTGCCGAGCCATTGGATTTTTCACTCTTCACTTTTCTCTTTTCTCTTACCACTGGCTTCTGCAACTTGCGCATAAACTCCTCATACGAGCCTCCCAAGTCAGCACCATTCTTTGTGAACAGGTCGTACACAGCCTTTCTGTTGGCATAATTGCTGTCACCAGTAAACTTCTTCTCGAATGTATTATAGTCCTGGGTATAGCCGTTGTCAGCCATAAGCTTATACATCCTCTGCAACTTACTTCTATCTATTGCCATATATTTTTCAAATTAAAGTTTAAAACCCGACGCCCAACCGCCTTTCTTTGGCTTGGCGTTGTTCTTGCTCTTTGCAGGAGCAGCTGGAGCTTTGCCACCGCCAACGGTATTTGTAGGAGAATATCCGTAGTGGTCTATAAGCATCTTTCTGAATTTTCCTGCTCTTGTTCCCTTTGCGTTAGCTGCCCAACCTATCCAACCGTTAAGTATTGCGCCACGCTCTCGTTCATCAACAGCATTTGTGTATTTTTTTGCAGCTGCATCGGTAATAAATCCATTTTTAAACAAAAAGTCCAAAATCTGTCTCTTCTCAATGGTATTAAGGTCCTTTTTGCGGTTTAAGTGTCCGTATGGAGTAGAAAGGTTGGTTACAGAACCGAGACCCTTGCCGCTTCCTTTATATCCGCCATTTGCCTTGGCTCTCGATAAAGCAAGTCTGCTTGCGCTAAGACCTTCCGAAGCTCTGTTGTGTCGCATAGTTTCCCCGAGTCTCTTTTCCGAAAGCTTAAGGTTGCCCTCCTGGATGCCAAGCTGTCCCTTGCGGTATTCATTCATAGCCTTAGCACTTTCGTCCGCACGTCTGCCTGCATCCTTTTTCAGTTCAAGGTTCATCGCCTTGTAAGCCTTGTCCGTGTTGGCTGCATCCATCTTGAGCTGCAACTGTGCATCCTTATACGCACTCTCAGCCAAAGCCGCAGCCTTCGACCGTCTCTCAGCCTTGCGTTGCTGCATCTGCTGTTCATACACAGCCGCAGGACTGTTGAACTGCTGAGAAGGACCGCCCTTCATCGTATTGTAGATATTGCCCATGTGTCGGATAGCGTCCGCAAGAGTGGCAATGCGCATATTGTTCCTTGTCATGCGCTCGTCATACTCTTCGTCGGTTTCTCCCTCGCGTCTGCCCGGTCGCTTCTTGGCAAGACCGCCAAGCCATCCGAAGAAACCGCCATCCTTTTGAGTGTCGTCCTTCTGAAACACAGCAGTAACACCCTTATCACCACCAACAGCACCCAAATCAACACCACCCAAAGGCTTAGAGTTAAGAGCGTAAGCGGCTGGCATTCTTCCTTCCGTGTTTTTGGGATTTGACGTCTGCCACGATTGTTGAGCATTGCTGCCCTCATTCACTGGCTTACCGTAAGGTGTCCATCCTACATTTACAGGCATATTCTCAAACGTAGTAGGTCGTTTACCGCTAAACACATTAGCAGGTTGCTGAGGCTGCACCACCTGCCCAGGCTGCACTACCACCTGCCCAGGCTGCACCACATTCTGCTGCTGAGGAGCTTGCTGAACAACCTGCTGAGGCTGTCCAACATTCCCCTGCACAGGCACCTGCCCCGCAGCTTGTTGCACTAACGGAGCAGGTTCAGCCGGATTACTTGGATTTCTTCTTTGAACCATAAGCCGCAATATGTTTCTTTATAAGGTCACAAGCCCCGTCAATCTGCTTGATGAAAGCCTCAGCCTTCTCGGCGCGCTTGAACTGGAAAACAGCCTCCTGTCTCATGATAACCGCCTCGTCCTGCTTCTGCTTAAGGTCTTTCTCGCACGACTTCAGGCAAGCGGCAAGATTGTCACGCTCGGCACATACACCCTCGAAGTGAGCGTTCAAATTCTCCAGTTCGGATTTCAACGACTCAACCTCAGACGCAGGCTTGTTCTTCTTTGACTTTTCGACCTTATATGTCAAAAAATCTTCACGTTCCAAACAATATGGCTTGAGAAAAAATTTTGACTTCTTGCGCTGCTCGTCAATCTTACCGTTGATGATGTCTTCAATGGTCCGCATGGTCGCCGTTGCCGTCTCCATAATCTCCTTGATTTCCTTCGCCTTTGCATCATTCGATGCCTTCTTTTCGAACGCCTCAGCAAGCTTCTTGCGCTCGTACTCTCGGTTTGCCACCTCGTCGTCCAAAGCTCCATTGAACTCCTTTGCCGCCTTGACAAGCTCCTCAAAGCCATCCATATTGGCGTTGTTCTTCACCGTATTATTCACGTTCTTAACGTTCTTAACATTCTTTCTGTTCTTAAATTTCTTCATGTTGAGCAATAATTTTAATTTGAAAATATATATATATGATTAAACACCAGTCACGTTCTTCAATCGCTTGTCGAATGCCGACTTCTCGTCAATCTCTGGGGCAAGCGAACCTTGAGCAGCTGCTTTAGCCTCAGCACTACCAACGTCCACATTCAACGGACCACTCTTAGGAGCACCATCCAAACCAGGAGCTGCCGCAGCCAGCGCATTACTCATATTCTGAGCCGCATTGCTCACATTCTGAGCCTGCTGATTGTAGATAGCCTCCCTCTGCTGGGAAAGATTGCTCTCGTTACGCATGTGCTGATCCGAAACACTCGCCTTACGAGCCGTGTCATTCGCCCCAATATTAGCCACAGTATTGCCCATAGCCCTATTGGCAGCCTCCTTTGCCATAGCCGTACTCGCAGCCGTACCGCCACCAACCGCAGCCGCACCATCAGCTTTGCGAATGTAACTGTCCTGCACCTCCTGAGCCTTGCGCATCAAGTTCTGTCCTGCCTTGGTGTCCAAGTAGTCCGTGTTATACTCCTTGTCATACCAAGCCTTTTCTGCATTCATGCGGTATTGATTCTCACGCAAAGCCCTCTTTGCAGCCTTACGAGCCTTAAAACCGCCGAACAGCGAACTGCCAACACTCAAACCAAGGCTCGCAGCACTCAGCAACCCAATCATCGGATTCTTCGCACCCGAAACCTCACTAACGCCTAACGGCAACCTAAACTTCTTTCCAATCTCAAACATATCTTGCAAGTTTTAATGTTCAACATCTACCGTAGTAGAAATTATCAAATCCTATAACCACAACCGACCTCCTTTCACGGAGTACCTAAGGGGTAGGGGTGCAAGCAATACCTCCTTTTGTCGGAGTACCTTTTTCGTGGGGAATATGACAATGACCTCCTTTCCCGGTAGTACATTTTCCTGGCAGAGCAACATTTACACCTATGCTTTTATCTACTATAATTTGCATCCAGTACCTAAGGGGGGTGGGGTTTGGGTTCGTCTGTGCCTGTCCCCTGCTGTCCCTGCCTCGTCTCCCACATCGCTCCTCGTCGCTCCTATCATCATCCACCTGCATCCTCATGGCAGCTCTCCACCTCGTCACATCCAATCATCCTCCACCTTCCACCTGCCAACAGCCACGGAGTCACGTCCAATCAACAAAAAGTATTACCCTTGTGCTACTTTCTTCCATGTCACACGTATAACCGATTGATTATCAGTCTTGTATCTTCTTGGGTTCTGACCCCACAAGGGTCATATATCCAATTTGCTGTTCATTTGGTACGATTTTCGAGTCATGTGGTACAAAATCCTGCCCTTTGTGTACAAAATCCTGCCCTTTGTGGTGCAAAATCCTGCCCTTTGTGGTGCAAAGTCCACCTCCATGTGGTATAATCTCTGTCTTCATGCCACGTCCCGAACGAATCCCGAACCCATCTCGAAGGAAGGAGAAGCCATGAAAACAAGCCAAAGAACGACTAAGAACGCCCAAAGATACACCTAAATCCAATAAATTTTACCGTATTTCGTCCAAGGACAATATTTGCATTTTTCTCACCAATCCCTTTGTCGGGCGTTTTCTATCCAAAAACCGACTTTTTGAACAGTCAAAGCGGTCTAACCCCCGTATTTTTTGAGACCAAGGCAAATAGAAAAGGAAAAACAGAACAGTTAAGAGCATAAAGATGTACGCATGAGAAAGACAATATTTGTACAAATATTTACTCAAAAGAAGAGAAGAGAACAAAAGGAAACTCGATAAATATCGTAAAAACGCCTAATCAAGCGGAAAAACACGCAAAATCAACCTCAAAAGACCAAAACAAGCCAATCGACTTGCACGAAAAAAGGCTGCAAACGCACAAATCACGCTTACAGCCAACTCAAAAATGATTTCGCCCATGTGTTTGTTCTCTCCTTACTGTTGTGCAGCTAACGAGAGACTAATGAGGGTGTTTTCTCTCTATGTGGAGGGGTTGGGTATATTGGAGGAGAAGGAAAGAGAAACAAGGGGAAGATAAGGGGGCGTGCCGCCCCCAAGGGCTGACGCCCTTCCCCTCGTGGTGGCAACGCTCATTGTTATTTATCAATATTTCTTTCAAGTCTGTACACGTATTTTTGGAATGAAATATAGCTGTCGTATTCTTTCCCTAATGGTCCGATTATTTTTAAAAACCCATAAAAGACAGTCAAAAATACAGCACAATACAGTATGGTACATATCAATGATATGAAATTGTTTTCATTTGTTAGTTTTCTTATGTATTTAGGAACAAATGTGAAGTAACACACTGTAAACGCAATAGTTAAAGCCACTATAACAATACACAACAACGCACGTAAGCAGTAATGAAATGTGTATATCATTCCGTTGTCTTGCACGCTTTCACAAAAGATAAAAAACAGATACGCAAAGAACCCTATTGCGCATACGATACCTAATATTTTCCACTTCATTTTGATATACTTTTTATTTCTTCTACAATACTCTCGAACTCCTCTAATGTGTCGGCAGTATAGTGGATGCCTTTAAAGCGCACGAAGGCGGCAAACTCAGCGTTGGTCTCCTGAGGAGTGTTGACCTCTTCGGGTGAAGCAAATAGTTGCCATATAGGCACATCAAGAGCAATCGCAATCTTTTCGAGTGATGCAGTTGTTAGAGATTCTGCCTTTAGCATTTGTCCAACCGCTTGTTTGCTGACACCCATTTTTTCACCTAACGACACGTTAGTAAAGCCTTTACTTGTCATTATTTCTTTTATTCTTGTGCTCATGTAAATTATTTGCTTTATGTTAACTACTGCAAATATACTCATAATATCAAATAAGTAAAGAGGATTATTTACTAAGAAACGTTAAAGAAAAGAATATTCTTTACTAAAAACTTGCTTTAGTAAAGTGTTTGCTTTACCTTTGCAAGCGTAATAAAGAGATTACATCAACATTAATATTAACATTCTAAACTCATACACTATGGAGGAGAAAACAGTAACACTAACAAGCGATGATGTCGTAACCATAAGCTTGTTAATAATAGATAAGATAAGAGAGATTGATTCTTGTGTAGGGCTTTTTGGCGAGAACAAAATACCTTATTCAATAAAGAGGAAAGAGATTCTTCATGAAATCTTGAAGAAATTGAACAAGTAACATCAATAACAATTAACACTATACAATTATGAAGAAGTTTATCGTAACAAAACAGTACAAGAGTGGTAGCACATTACCAACAGTTGTAGCGTGGTTTGATGATGCAAAGGACGCGCAAGAATATGCAAGATTGTCCAATCTGAGTGACAAGGAACACAAATATGTTGTGTATTGGCAGAACTAATCGAAGATAAGGGGGCGTGCCGCCCCCAAGCTTCGCAACATATCAATAACATTAACATTATACAGTTATGAAGAAGGTAATCTATAAAAAACGTCCCGCTCCTTGGAATTGGGGAGCGTTCGATGAAATAGGTATAATATGCGCAGCTCCTACAAAAAAGGAATGTCAACAAAAATTATCTTCAATGCGAAAAAACGGACGCTATAATATTAATAACAATAAAAATAAACAGCTATGAAGAAGTATACAACAAGACAGCTCAAAGAGCTTGTCAAGATAGGTGCAGCAATCGACGTTACGGACGCTATCAGTACAACAGCCATCCCAGAGTGGTACGACAAAATAGGCTACTCAAAAGGCATTAACGGTCTCAATGGACTGTTGATGAAAGGCAAGAGTGGTAAGCTATACGCAGTAACTAAGAGAGAAACAGCAATACACATATTTTAAAAATAGACAATTATGAAAAAATATATAATAGTATATTACAAAAAGGGTGTGCCTCACGGATACGAGGAATGCATGAGGTCATTACCAATGACGAAGGAAGATTGCGAGCGTCATCTTATCAAGAATAAACTCTTCAAAAACCCAGTACTCCCTCGTGTGTGGTACCCAAGGGACAAGACCAATGCTTTTGTTCAATGTGAGTTCGCACAAGTAGAGGACGCATAATCTATCATCCGTGAGCGATAAGGCGCACATCGGGTTCGAGACCCGACGCGGAACAACACTACATGTAGAATGCGGTACTGATTTTCGTTAGAGATTCCTTTGAGCCATCCGCCTAAAACGACTGAAAGCGAAATCGAGAGGTGTAAACTCTAAACACAGTCGCAAGGACTTAAACTTGACGTTCCGCTTGCGGACGCATGAGCAAGCAGCATAGAAAGGAGTGCTTAATATCCACCGTCAAACCTTAGTAAGGACGTTAAATTATAAGGCGTTAGCATTAATCGCAAAAGCCTGTGTGTCGTACAGTCCACGGCACGTTGAAGACAACGTTAAGAGAAGATGACAACTTCGAACAGTCGGCTATCCGTGCAAAGATAGGCTTTCATGTGGTTCGAGTCCACGACACGGAACTAAAACTTAAATTATTGCATATATGGAAAAGTACATCGTAAGAAAAGAAACCGAATGCGGTTGCACTATCTACAGCATTATCAATGCTGAGACAGGTGTTAGAGTTAATTACTATGCTGATGAACAGTCAGCAATCAAGTTTGCCGAATGGTTGAATAAATAAAGGAGGCGAATCATGATTGAATTTACTATAGCATTGGCAGTCGTCTCCTATGTGGCAGGAATCTATGTGGGGAGACATTGGAAGGAGTTTACGGAAGAATAAGCCGAAGATAAGGTGGGGCAACGCCCCACCAAGGCTGACGCCCTAAAGCAGACAGTATGATAACATTAACCATTGCAGAACAGCTATTTCTAAGACAGATATTAGGCGAGTATATCGAGAGCAGGCAAAAGCAGTTGAAGCGAAAGAATCTTGCACCGATTACAAGTCAATTTGTCAATGAGGAGATAGAGAATGCAACGAAACTCAAACTTAAATTATTCGGAGAATGCAAGAGAAAGTAACAATCAACGGCACGTCCTATTGTGTAGGACTGAGTGATGTATATGGAGGAGTGATGTGGTTTTGCTGCAAATGTAGTCAGGACAAAAAGCCATCAACCATGCGGTTTTGGACAAAGAAAGAACTTGAGAGACATATACGCACAATACAAAACAGAATCATCAAGCGTGAAGTACTATCCATGTTGCGCAAGATACACGGCAGGGCAGTCTGTTACGCACGATGATACAATCCGTTGGGGATAGAAACCATTTCGGAGCGACACCGACAACGGAACTAATAACAATAAAACATTACGATTATGATTAAAACAATGGAATGCCCTATCAACGGCAAGGATTTATGTAGCGACACGCTATTTGAAGGACTGTTCGACAACAACGAGTATTGTGACAACGGGTTTGGCACAGTCGTAGGCTTCATTAATGGAGGTGTAGCCAAGATAATGTACAGCTTCAATAGTCATGTTGTTTTCCTTGTGATTCTTGACAAGGCTCTTGACAAGGAAATACTTAAGCAGGTAAGTCAATGGCTTAAGAGCGTTGAGGAATCAGTCAACGACAATACCATTGACGGCAGCATAAGTCTTAAGACTGTTTGTCTCATGGTTAACAACACATGTACAATATCATTTCATTACGTCATTAACAACTAAAAAATATACAGCTATGGCAAAGTACGAAGTATTGATAATCGAGACCTTATGCAAAAGGGTTGAAGTTGAAGCAAATGACGAGCACGAAGCAAAGGCAACCGTGAATCACATGTACCGCACAGGAGACGTTATCCTAACGGCTGATGATTTCGACAGCTATAATTTGGAGTGCTTAGGAATGTGTAAGAATCAAAAATAGAAGCATTATGACAGCACAGGAATATCTCGAAGCGAAGTTAGGGGAAATGGCAAGCCAAGACCCTAACTTTCGCGAGCGTTATGAGGACGAGCAGAAGTCTATGAACGATTGCATCCGCTATATCACACAACAGGCACAAAAGCAAGCCGTTAACGGTTGTGCAGCAATATCGGATGATGATGTATTACAAATGGCAGTCCACTACTATCAGGAGAAGGACGTTAACCCCACAAAGGATTACACGCCAAGAGCAGAGATAAAGACTTCAAAGACAGAGAAGTCAAAGCAGGAGGTGAAGCCTCAGCCAGTACTAATCCCCGAGTCAAAGGCGAATAAAAGGGCGAAGAAAAAGGCAAAGAAAGGCTCGGACAATTCACTACAACTTGATTTATTTGAAGGAATGTAATATGAAACCACGCAACAAGATAGAACAAGAGGTTGTTAACCTCTCACACAAGTTAGGCGAGATAGGCAAGCGTGACAACGCTCGCCTACTCCGCAACACATACGGCTCTTGCAAGTACGAGGATATGTACAACCGTTGCTATGCCGTTATCAACCAGTCCTACAAAGGTTGGCAGGTACTTCGCTACTTCCGTATCGACCGTCACGGCAAGCGTGATATATCCTACTGCACTTGGGAAGTCTTCCAACTTTGGAACAAGGTAGGCGAAAAGCAGATACTTATAGCACGTCAGCGAGCTTTCCATTATTACGTAGACGCTTTTCTCCTTTCCTCTCCAATGGAGATACGTCAAAACCCACAATACAGCAAATCATGGCTGCACTTCACCGACGTAGGCTTTTCCTACATGTACGACAAGTCCGTTAATGGCACATACAAGTATTGCGACAGTCTTATACCTACCAACGAGCGCAAGCAATGGTATCGTTTCCTGTCCGTAGACAAGTTTGCCGAGACTATCCTTAAGCAGCGTCACGAACTTGCCGAGTACATGCTTACCAACAACATACTTGACAAGGAATACATGCAAGCCATACGCATTATGTTCCGTCACAACTATGTGCCGATGAACGAGGGACACACGGCATACAATCTCTACTTCGATATGCTCCAAAACATGAAGTATATTGGTTGCGACCTCAGTAACCCACACTTTGTGTGTCCAGAGAATCTGCTTCACACTCACGATTGGGCGATGCAAGCAGCCACGGCACTTAGAGCCAAGAACGAGGCAGCAGCCGGCAGGGATGCAGAGCTAAAACGCATCAAGCAGGAGATTGCCTGTGACGAGGAATACGTCAAGGCTCACAGCTGCTACTTCGACATGACCATTAGCGACAACCTAATCTCATGCCATGTACTACAGTCCGTGCAGGAGTTTTACGAGGAGGGCACAGCGATGCACCATTGCGTATACGCCAACAGGTATTATCAGAAGCCCAACTCCCTTATCCTTTCCGCACGTATCGAGGGCAAGCGTATTGAAACCGTTGAGGTAGACCTACAGCAGATGAAAGTCGTGCAATGCTATGGAGCATGTGACAAGTACACTATCTACCACGACCGTATTGTTAATCTCGTTAACGGCAGCATGAATGTTATTAAACAGTATATGAACAATAATAAACAACAAGCAGTATGAAAAAGCAGAAATTCACATTCTCTTTCCCCATGTCGGGAGAGACAATCACAAAAGAGTTTAACCTACTCGCAGTTAAGGACGCGACCGTTAAGTATCTCCGCAAGCAGTCTGAAGTACGTGGAGATATTTGTCTTGTGTTTGACGAGAAAGGCGAGATTGTGGCAATGGCTCACATCGATGATAACATGAAGGTGAAGTTCTTCACCGAAGACGACAGTCTTTTGGACATAAAATCCATTGGGGATATTTCTTCTGAAATCAACGGACAACCGTAAATTTTCATTAACTTTGCAAAACAGAAAGGAGGAATCCACGATGAACGCAAAAGAATGGTGCATAGTGATAGTATTTGTACTAGCTTTGATACTTGCCTGCTAAACAGACATAACAACCAAAGGGCGAGTCAGCACACGTATGACTCGCCTGTTTTTATTTCATCATTAAAACAAGAAGTCTTATGAAATCAATCATAGTAATTTACGACGACCTATTCGAACTTGACCGCACAGAGATAGCCTATCAAGGCGAAACGCAGCTCAAGTCAATCGTCAAGTCGCTCATGGCAGACTATCCCGAGAGCGAGAAGGCAGAGGTCTACAACAAGATAACGCAGTCGCTTGTTTTGGCTTACAGGCGAGATAGCAAAGGCAACATTCAGGAGATAGAGCGATATGTGCCAAAACGACCATCCGTAAAGCGCAAGGCAGCAGCTATGTCTCCCAACCCCAAATACCCACGACGCATGACCTTTTGGATGTCTGACGCAGTCTACGAGCGTCTTGACAACGTGAGAGGACACAGAGCGTCATTCGTGCGCAAGGCAGTCGAGGAGAAGCTTGAAAGAGAAGGCGACCCCTTACCACACGACCCACACGCCAAGGCAGAAGGACACCCCGACCGTCGTTACCACCGGATGTTCAAGAATCTGCCACAAAGCCTACGCACATACAATGCACAAGCCACCTACCGCTCGACACTCACAATCGTCAAGACCCCCGAAAACCTTTGGCGAGTGTCCTATGGAGAATACACTACCCAACAAGGCGCACCATCCACCGAGAATAAAGACCTGCTCTCGGCTCTTGAATGGCTCAACATGTGGATAAAAAAATACGGCAACAAATGGATTGTCGGAAAAGTGATAGAGGATGAGGAGAAATAATCTCCCCATCCTTTTTTACTTTTTAATAGATATATATCAAGAAAACGTACATTTGTTTATAAAATCTTTGTAAACTCTTTCATTTTATCAGTATTTTTGCTAATTTTACGTTTTTATAAAACAATAGGCTTATGAAAGAGTTATCTAAACAAACAACAGCAGGGGTGAGCATAATACTCAACCGTTCAATATTTTTCTTCTACGAGAAGTCTCTAAGATACGTGCCTGTCTTCCTCATGCTATGTCATTGGTATGGAGTATACAGCTTTCATGACAATCCACGTGAGATACTTATCGACATTCGTGAGAACGAAGAGTGTATAGCCTACCTTTATTTTATGGTTTACGTTTTCCCCGTAGTCTTCATGCTCCCTGCAAGCCACTTCTTCAGATTATGTTGGCTGTGGCGCATACCGTTCGTTTACTTCATTGGCACAAATGCAATACGGCTATATTACGGCTCCTGTCTCATAACCAACGAAATGTACGATACCGACTTCATCCTCATAATCATGACATTGGCTCTGTATGTCTGTGCCTTCGTGCAGGTGATATGCCGCATCTTTCGACACAACAGAACATCTAACACTAAAACCAAATAACTATGAATGTACGCAACTTACTTGCTGACGCTTTCGATAGCGCAGCTTCACGCATTCGCAATGGCTCATGCGGAATGACAGACGAGGAAATGGAGTCTGCTCTACACAAAATGCTCTACCTCCTCGACTCCGACCACCATTTCAAGGAAGACAATGCACGTGCAGCCATCGCGCGAATGTATTACTTCGTTGATGACACACACAAATGCTATGCTCCGTTCTTCTCGTACGAGGAGATAAAGTCAGCTTACGACAAAATGCAGCCAACCCTGCCCGACGATTATAATTTCTGGGACTTTTGTGTAACCGTCAACCTCATGTACTCAAACCACATCGAAACGCTACGCTCATGGTTCCGCGACCGCACACGGCTACTACAGAAGTCTTGCGAGCTGGCACGCAGCTTTCTCCTTGACGAGGATAGCGACCATCCAACAGATAAAATTTGGTGGTATGTGAACTCTTAAACGAAAAAGCGGATGGAGTAGGGGTTTTGCTTCCCTCTCCATCCGCTTTTTGTTATTCATCCTGCTTGCTTTGCTTGTACTGCTTGCACTTGTTGCGCAGCCATGACTCCAAGTTCTGTGTCTCCTCCATGAGTCGCTTCTTGCTTTCGAAGCTCAAGAAACTTAGTTCTTTTAAGTATACCTCATAAGTGCATTTATTACGCACAAATAGGTAAGGGCAGACATTGTACACGTATTTATCGGGCAATGGGATTAAGCCGAACAGCTTTCTTCGCGAGTAATGTGATATATATCCCGCCAGAAAAGCCTCCTTTACCTCCTCGCTGCAAATCTCCATCCCTTTTTCTGCTTCCAACATCATGTTGCTAACAGAAACCTCTGTTCTGTAGATAATTCTTTTCTCCATAGTGTGTTTGTTTAATGCTACAACTTAATCCCACGGTGTTTTGATTGTTCTACGCTTTGTATATCTCTTCGCCCACCACAAGAACAAACGGGCAGCGATATTGATAACTGCAAAAAAGAGAATCGGTATGAGCACTACCCACCACGACCAGTTAATCACTCCGCAGATTTTCAACACGATAAAGGCAATCTGCAATGCTGCCATGAAAAAATCTAAAATGTTAATCTTCATATTATTTGTTTTTTAATGTTGTACGTTACTTCTTCTACACTTTTTAGCAGGCTTATTCTTTGCTTTGACTTCACCTAATATAGCGTCAATGGTCAACCACAAACCTTCCTCTATGCTCAATGGTTTCTTTTTGGGTATATTAATATAAGTGAACCCAAGCTCATTACTGCCACTATACCTATACCCCCAATAAAAGGAATACTCCACTTTTGTTAGTCTTATGCGCTTCCTGCTCTTGCGATAGGCTTCAGATAATACCTTCTTAAGCTTTTTCTTTGCAATACGTATTTTCATGCCGTCTCCATTTTATAATATTAAACATTGAGGAGCGGAAGTAAGTCCTATAAGGGACAAACTCCCTCTTCCTCCTTTCCTCTTCCATGAGTCTTTGGTAGAGCATGGTCAGCTCACGACTTGCTTCCCGGTCTAACAGATTGCCGTTATAGACTCTCCATCTTACTGGATATTGAAAAATCCGCCTTCCCATTACTGTCTCCTTCCTTACTGCTTTGCTTGGCGAACACTTGTTGTATAAATCTTTCCCACGCCATGTTTTGTAGTGCAACTTTTCTTTCCATTCGTTTTGTTTCAATAGCATCCAAAAGGGACTGTGTATACTTCGGCAAACGAAGAATAGCCTCATCAAGCCGCATGTCATAGCTTTTTAACCAGTATAAGACACGACGGAGTTTCCCTTTTGTGCCCTTTGAGGCATACATCCAACCTGAACGAAAAACCCATCGTCTAAACCAATAAGGATAACGTTTGCGTCTTATACCTCTACATTCCAGACTATAAAGCCCATAGAAGTCACTCGCCTTAATTATCTTCTTTGCTAATCTTGCTTTCATTACTTATTCCTCCTTTAAACCGAAGAGAGCGCCGTCGGGAAATGTGTAATAATTCATAAGTCTAAAAAAATCCCATCCCGTATTACCGTTGATAGACATTTCACCTGAATCGTCATAAACTTTCGTAATCATAACGTAAGCCCCATTTTCTTTGTCTTTTATCCATCCAAATGGATGATGCTTCAACATCTCCTGCCAACACTCTTCTGTATTAGCGAATGGGCGATACTTTTGTACTGGCTTGATGCGGTACTCTCTGCTACTATCCCAATCCCATGAAGGATTTACTGCCACACACCAACGTCCCATACAATCCTTGAATTCTATCAGTTTGCCATCGACGAATGCTTGCATTATTTTGATGCGTTCTGCTGTTTCTTTTCTGTTCATAATTAGTCCATCATTTTTATCTGTAATTTGTTGTAAAGATATTGTTCACGTTTAGAGCGTGTACCATCTTTCTTTTGATAATTCACCATAATATTAACCCTTTCTGGAGTGTCTTTACTAAAAGACATTCGGCTAATCCAGCACACTTTACCATTTTCATCCACGCACATGTCGTTTGGTTGTACGGGATAGCTGACAAGGTATTCATCTTGCAGTTTTCCAATTTCCTGCTGAATTGCATTTTTCTTGTCCACTAACGCCTTTATGCGCTTTTCAAATTCTTCTTGTGTCATTTTTCTTCCTCCAATTCTTTTACAATCATTTTAACTCGCTCATATACAGAGCCGCTCCAACCATCGTCTTGATAGTGATTATCATTGACATAATCGTCCACTCTGTTTATGAAGTCTTCCGAACTAACACCTTCTTCATAATCCTCTTGCTCTGAAAAGTCAGAAAGAAGACCAAAACAATCCTTGTGCATTTTGAGTGTACATAAGTCCTCTTGTTGAAACTGACGAATATATTGTAAACCTTTCTCTATAGGGCAACCGCACAAACAACAAGTGTGTTGTTTGCGAGCTTTGCGCTCGGTGTTAATGATGTCATACATGTTTACTGTTTTATCTCTCCCTGCTGTCACCAGGGAGAGGAATTATTAAGATTCTTCTTCTAACTCTTCCACTGTGAACGAGCAATCATAAATAGCCCCTTCAAAATTGTCTTGTGTTTCATTTTCGAGAGCGTTTTCTACAGTTTCTTTACAAGTGAACTCATCCTCATTGATGTCACCTTCGATTGTTACAATAAATTGCTTTTTCATATTTTTTTTGTTTTGTTTATCTCCCTGCTGTCACCAGGGAGAGGATTATTGTTTATTTTTCTTTCTTAGTTCGTTTACGGTATTGTTTAATTGTATTTTCTTGTTTAATAAATTACTCTTAGGAAATATTTTAATTCTTTCAGTATCGGCCACAGAGATTGCCTCTTCTATAGTTTTATATCGGCCTAAAGAAATACCGTTTATTCTAACTCGATAATAGCCATTGTCGATAGTAACATTTCTATGTCTCGTTGTAGAAGACAGAGTTGTAGATATATTCTGAGCGTTTTCTTGTCTTGTAATCTCCCTTAGATTGGATTTTTTATTATTAAGCGTATTGTGATCAATATGGTCTACAATATTACTCTCTTTTTCTTTTTGTAGAACAATATTGTGCAACCATATTTGCTTTCTTGACAAGGACTTCTGAATTTTAGTCTTTACTCCGTCAATATGTCCTGTCCTGTTAACAGCAAGACACCACGTTCCTTTGATAACAGATATCTTGTGTAAATCTGACTTGTCCACATAACTAAGATACTCCGAGCCTTTGTGATTAATAATCAAAGCTATTGTATCCTTATCTATATCTACAACTCTATTTTTCATCTTTTACTTCAATTTGCTTATATCGATGAATGTGCTGTTACTGCCGCCAGTAACGACCTGCGGAACAGAGCCGTCCCACTTCTCAATCCACATCTTTTTGAGAATAGCGGGAGTAAGGCTTGCAGATTTCAGTTCGTTGGCTTCGCGCTCGGCACGCGCCTGTACAAGCATTTTCTCTGCCTCAGCCTTTTTTACGGCTACTTCGTTGAGTGCTCGCTGTGCTTCTTGGATAGCCTTATTCTTCTGATTGACAGCCTGCACGATAGAGTTTGGATATTTGAGTCCGGACGTGAGCTGTTCGAGGTGGAAGTGTTCGTTGGTGAGAGCTTCGCTTAGCTGCGCTTCTATAGCACGTTCAACTATATCGCGGTTGCTGACAATCTGGTCGGTGGTGTACTTGTTGAGCTGAATACGGAAGGCGTCTTTAACGTAATTGAAGAGGGTTCCGTTTACAATATCGCTGAGTTCCTTGCGGTATTTCTTGAACACCTTCGGCGCATTGCCGTCAATCATCTTAAGAGAGACAGTCGGGTCAACTGTAAACTCTGAACCATCCTTAGCGTTGACGGTAAATGCAGGATAATCGATTGTCTGTACGAATGTCGGGTACTCATAGACCTCTTCCGTAAACGGGTTATACCACACACGACCTGTAACGAGACTAACATCATCCACGCCCTTGTCTGAGCCGTAAAGGTTGACAAGAATGCCTTCAGAGCCAGCGTCTACACGTTCGCTGCAAGAGGTTAAACACAATGCTGTTATAGGCAGCAAAAACATACACATTGATTTAAATTTACTCATTGTTCTTATTTTTTAAAAGTGAAAGCATTCGTTGCCAAGGACAAAAGCGTCCAAAATAAAAAGATTGCCACGCTTATCAGATTTGTTGTTGTATCAGCTTTACTTATGCCTCTCAGCGTAATACTGGCAACAATGAACGTTTCAACAACCCACGCCACAAAAGCGGCGACTTTCCATTTATCTATTTTCATTTCTTTGTAGTGTTATTTACTCTGTTACCAATTCCCAATCATTTGCAAGGACATCGCATTGTGTCGGTGTATAAAAACCAACATCGCCATCTTTACAGCGAATGGCAATATACTCCTTGTAAGACACCTTTCGCTCTTCATTCATTATTGACTTAGCGACATCCGTCATAGCTGGATAACTTGCTGATGGAACATAGTATAGGAATTTACCACCACTCCAACTTTTACGTTTTACCGCAAGACCTGCCTTCAACAAGGCAACAGCTCTACCGAAGTTAACAGAGTTTGCTTCATGATAGGCTTCCTCAAACACACTCTTAGGAGACCAAGACATATATCCGTCCTTGTACTCTACCAAGTAGCCATCTTCTTCAACGGTTGCAGGCTTTATTTCTCTACCAAGCATTTTCTGTGCTTTTGTCATTGTCATAGGCATAGCCTTTACAATCTTAGTACCAATGTACTGTTTCATTTCTTTGTTCATAGTTGTATTTGTTTTAAATCTTTAAGTTTGCATCCTCGCCTAACGCCCATAGAATGTGCTGTAGTTCATGAACGTAATTGACAATCCTTACTTCAATATAAAAGAAACGCAAGCTGCCCAAGCCTACTTGGTAGCCTTTACCTTCATCCAAAGGCTTTAATGCTAATCTATTTTTCGCATAGGCAACTGTGCCTTCCCGTATTTCAAATCCATTCTTTTCGAGGATTTCGGGAGTGAGAGGAATAGATTCTAATAAAACATTCTCTGCATACATCTGGTCTTTTTCTGCATCTGCAAAACAAACTCCACCATTAGCATGTACTGCAAGTATTGTAATAATATCCTTTCCATATCTTACGAGGTCTCCTACCCTCAAGTCTTCTGCTTTAATCATTTTCCACCTCCTTTCGGCAATATGTCGTCGATGTAGCACCATTGGATGATGTTGTTCTCCGCAACGTGATTCTGCCAATCAACTTTAGGTTGTGTTCTGTCTGCTTCATAACAGATTTCTCCCTCATGGAGCCATTGTGTGATAATGAACTTATGCTCTTCTGGTTCTTCTTTGGCTTCATGCCAAATAGCTTCCTTAAACCATTCGATACCACGGTAAAAACTTAATTTCATGCAATCTTTATAATTGTCATTATGTATGCCTATACACGCTTTTATAGCTGTTTCTACAATTATCTTAGCGTCTATCATATCATTTTCCTTTCTGTTTTGAGTTCTTGTAATGACTTATTATATTATTTAACTCTGACAACGACATTTGCTTCTGAGCAATCCATCGGTTAATGGTTTGCTCTAAATTTTCTTTCTCTGTTTTCGCTGTCTTTCTACTGTAGAAGTCTGGGCAATATGATTCTTTTCTTGTCTCGACATGTAGCATGAAACAATATCCCCATTTGTACCAAAAACAGTTTTTACAATGACCGAATCTCATTTTATTTTTGTTATGTTGAGTTCTACCTGTATCTTGCTTTATTGCTGTACCTCCTTTTCTATTTCCTCAAGCATTTTTTCGTAAATTTGGATTGTTACGGTTTGCTTGCCGATAGTCTTTACGGCATCTTCAAAATGCTCGAGGATTTTGTCGCAAGCACTCAGTCTGCCAATTTTAAAGAACGTATAGAATAATGCAATGGCGAGGGATGAACAGGCTATAACAATTAACATTTCTATCATAAGCATAACTTAGAATTTTTCTCTGATTTCCTGGTAATATTTAACGAATATCTCTTCCGTGGCCCACCCGCTGTCTTGAGTGCAATAGTAAGTCTCGGGTTTGCCAGATGCCAAGCCGCTCTTGTCGCGAGGGGTGTTGACGCTCTTGTATATCGTCGGAACGATGTCGGTGGACTGGTATGCCGTGACGTATTCGTCCTCGTAGGCTATGTGTGCAGTCTCACGGAACTTGACACTTTCGAGGGAGAAGGGACAGCTCATTTGCTACCTCCTTCCGCGTATGGTTCTGTTGTGCCAAGGAGGTGTTCGTTGCCCTCGTAAGGGATGCACTGTTTATAGAAAGCCTTTAAGCAGCGATATTTATAGCAAACTTTCTCATCGTAATGAGAGAAGAAATTTATTTTCCATTCTTGTCCGTCATCATCCCTTACTAACACCTTGTCAAACGGTTTAAACGGACATTCTTTCTTTACTGGCTCTACTTGCAGCGTCGCGCGGTTGTACTTGCCACCGAAGTACTTCTCCATGTCAGCAATGAACTTGTCACGTTGTTTGTCGCTTGCCTTGCTATAGTCCTCAGACAAAAAGACCTCTTCGTCTCTTTTTGCAAATCCCCCATTTTTAAACTGGCAAATCGAAACTTTAAAAGAAGTATAAGCGTCTATCCATTCTTTGAATATAACGCCAAGACCGTGATAGCGATGTACTAACACGTCGCCAGGCTTGAAAAACTTTCTCCAATCTCGCACTTCACGGGATGGAAAAAGGAGGCATTCTGCATCGTAATAACCAACATAATAATATCCTTCGCTTGTAAAGGAATAATAATCATATGTTCTGCCCTTACTGATTCTGACTTTTATAGGAATATTATTTTCACTAACTGAAAAAAGTTCAACATTTCCGAATAGCGGCGAATAAAGTTTCATCCCCATTGGGCAGTCCTTCAATATCTCCGCAATATTTATATCCTTATTATACATTGTCTTATCATTTTATTTAGTTATTACTATATCCAGATCTCACTCATTACCTCGTTCACAGCCTTCTTCACTTCATCCCTACAACACAGCAGGTTTGGATGCAGCTTTATCTTGGACACGCCTTGCAGAGCAATTTTAGCTTCTTCATAGCTAAGCTTGTCGTAAGAGGTTTTCCTTCTCTTTTCCAGATATTCCTCGATTTCATCAACGCTCATGTCGTCGAGTATCTCTTCCCAATACTCACCAGCGTCAAATTCAAATTCCATTTCATGACTTATTGTTACCATAATATTCTCCTTTCATTTCTTCATTATTATTGTTATTTTCTTAGCGACTTCCCCCTAAACACGATTTTCTTCGTTATCGCCCTCAGTCTGTCCACGGTTCTGTCACCATATTTCTCCATCATTTTTTCCTGAGAGATATTGGTAGAAAATATCAGCAAATTGCCTTTCTTCTCTGCCTCGTCCACAATGTCGGGGAATCTAAGATTCCTGTTGCCATATCTCACGTCCACCGATTCCTTCCCCACATCATCTATATATATAATGTGTTTCTTTACGATTTCGTCAAACTTGCTGTTCAAGTCTTTCGCATCGTATAGAGTGATAATCTGGCGAGGAAAGTGATAGAAGTTGAACAGAATAGGCAGAATCTTCGCTCCTATCAGCGTCTTGCCACGTCCACACTCACCGCAAAGCCACAAGCCACGCCCCTTGTTGTCCGTCAGCCATTCCGCTACACCGTCATACTCTGGCTGCCACACTGCACTCTCGCCACAGTAATAGCGCAGACCGCTGACAAGCAGAGCCTTTGCATTCTCAATGTGTATGTCCACCTTTTGGGGAGTGCCAAAGAAGCCCGTGCCTTGCAGCGACTTCTCATATTCCTCCCACGCGGTTTTTATGTCTTTTCCTACCATGTCTCTTCGTCTTTAAATCCATCCTCCTCCTGCTTGTACACCATGCCGATGTCCAACTGTTGTGGATGCCGTGATTGTTTACGTTCGTTCTCGTTCCTCTTCCAAGTAGCCAACCTTCGTGCTATCTCAAACGTCTTCTGCTTCTCCCAGTGCATCTTCGTGCCACCCTCGTTCACTTGTGCCCAGTAGTTGTAGAAGTCCCTAAGCATTTCCCTTGAGTAGCCCTTTTCAAGGAATGGAGTCAAAGCCTCCGCAAAAGCCTTCCTCCTTTCCGCTAAAGTCTTGCCCTTTTCCGGCTTGACAACCTTATATCCCAAGCTTGTCAAATAGGCAATACATTGCCTCGTCCTTTCGTCTTCTTCCATAATCTTATTTTTTACAGTTTCTTTAGATTATACCCAGTCACCGTATTAAACCACCGACCTTGCCACTCTCTTGCGTCAATGCTTATGTCGCATCCCACAGCGTCACCATTGCCCAGTTGGTTCACAACGTCTACTTGCGCACCTCTAAATGTCACCACAATATTCTTCGGATATTGCAAACTCGTCACATAGCCTATCACTACGTCACGCTCTCTCCACTCTTTGCCCGACGACTGGCTTACACCGCTCTTCTCAGGCAAAATCTCCATTATTGGACCTTCAATATGTATCATCTTAATTCCTAATTTATTAATTCCTCATCGCCAAAGGCGACAATTCAACATTCAACACTCCAAATTCAACACTCTCTACACCCATCCTGCTCCTCCGCTCTCCAGCTCTGCCTTTGCTAACCTCATTCCCCTTTGGTCGTCCTTGCTCGGTATCACCACTTCGCTCGTCGACGCATAGTCCAGGAAATTTCTAATCACGCTCGACATTTCCGCTGTAGTCAGATAGCACAACTTTTTCGGCTTCTTGCTATCCTCCGCGAGAAAGATATGTGGGCATACGTCCTGCTGTATCGTTCTCAACACACTATAGAAACTCTCGCCCTGCTTGTACCCGAAGTAACTGATGATGAAGTTCAGATAAGCCATCTGTTTGTCAGTAGCCACCTCTCTGTGCTTCACTATGTCTATCGCATACCCACAGTCGCGAGCCTTGTCTATCTCTCTCATAGCAGCCATATACTGCCTTGGGTCGTTCAGTCTCTCGAAAGTCGCCATACCCCATTACCCCCTTTCAAATTATTTCATTCTTAATGCGTAAAAATGACGCCATTATAACTTATCCATTCTTCAAGCAACATCCTCCAAAGTTCTCTTTTGACTTCGTTTAAGCATTTCTGCTTCCACTTTGTGTAGCGTCCTTTTACGATAAATTCGCTATAAGGGATTACCAACAATCCTCTTGGCGTATGTTGCACATGACGCTCAACGTACTTCGCTGCCTTCTTTATCTTCCTCGGTACTCTCATGATGCAAATCGTTTTTATAACGCTCCATTATTTCTTCAAAACAAGAATCCTCTCTCTGGATTTTCTTGATAAAATCTTGTAGTGCATCTACAACATTGTAATCACAGCCATATTGTATAGCTACAGAAACATCCTTTAATACGCAATTTATGATAAATTTTAGTGCTTCTATCACACGTTTATCACCACTATTCCGCACAAGTTCGTTATAGTCCTTTACGGATATTGTTACCATTGGTTCCATAATTCCTATTTTTAAAGTTCATCAAATTCTTTTTGCAAACGCTTCTCTGTCTCCACTAATAAATCAAGGAGTTTATTTTTAAACTCCCTGTCGAGTTCTAAAAGTAAATCAATGCTCTTTAATGCCACTTCTTTTGGTCCCCCACTAATAAATAGATAATTAGTGTTTTTACAAGCATCTATACACCTACTCTTAATGATAGCTTTTTGATATACTTCTTCTTTCATGTTATTTATTGTTTTATCCCTTCCCACTGTCACTGGAGAGGGATGATTAATTACTTGGTAGTGTTCGGTTCTGTATAACTAACAGGCTCCCATAATTCTACAGCAGTCAATACTACTGGACATACGATAGTCTCAGAGAAGATAACTGACAAGATGATGTTTGGTACATTGATTTCATAATCTACACCATCAATTTGCTTCTCTTTGTTCGCCCAACCATAAGGCGATGCTACGAAAGAAGTTCCATCACTCTTTTTGAACGTTTTCTTCTCTGCACAAGAAGAAAGCATTAAGGCTACAGCGAGCATCATTAAAGTTACTTTTTTCATTTTTTTGATTGCATTTAATCTCCAAGACAGACAAGCACAGCAAACTGGAGTTTTGTCAGGGATTTCACCTGTAGTTTTATCGTCACTTGCGGACGTTCCTTGCCTTGATGATTAATAAATCAAGACTTGAAACCTGTGCTGAATTGTCTATGCGGTAATTGAACTTTTACGGCTACAGCAAATGCCAACCAGTCTAAAACGGCTCAACATCGTACTGTGCTTGCTGTCAAGGAAAAAATTAGTTAATTATTTCTTATCATTCTCAAGGTTTTCAATACGTAATTTGAGAACTTTCAAATAGTTTTGCATATACACGGCTTGCATTCCAAGCAATGCTGCCTGTTTTGTGCCAACCTTCTCAGCTACTTTATCAAAACCTATGTTGGTAAACGAGCATAACTTCTGATAACGATCATTCAGCTCATTGTATTCAATACGTAAACGTTCAATGAAGGTTTCTGAAGGTTTGTAAGCCTTCTCAAATGGCTCGGCAGGAGACCATGACTGATAGCCACCCTCATATTCAACAAGGTAGCCAGCCTTGTCTATTTCCCATTCAGAAGGTCTTACGCCTTCCTTCAAGAGCCTGCGCTCGTAGGCTTCACCCATTGTCATAGGCATTGCCTTAACTGTCTTGGTACCTGTGTACTGTTTCTTTTTTCTATTCTTTGTTGTTTTACATTAATACAATTTCCAATCCCTTCTTCGCCACCCATGTCGGCACACCAGTCTGTCCCGCCACCGTCAGCTCAGCGTTTTTCTTGTCCAGATGTCTCTCGCTCGCATGTATCAGCGTTATAGTCCTCGCTGTCTTCCCTGCATCGCACATCTTCAAGTACTCCACACAATGCTTTAAGCTCATATGACTCAGCCTTACTCTGTCTGCCATCGACTGTATTGTCTTGCCAGTTCGCACAGATTCATCAAGCACCTCGTCCTGATAGTTAGCCTCAATGAGATAATGCGACACTCCCTTCACCACTTGGTGTAAGTTCCAACAGTCCGTCGCAAACATGAGCGTCCCCATTTCCGGATGATGCACAAGATAAGCGAAGCATTCCACGTCATGCTCAACTTTCAGAGGCGTTACTCGGAAATCGCCAACTTGGTATGTCTTGCCATGCTCCACCGCCGTAACGCCAAACTTGTTGTTCTCTTTTACGGCAGAAGTGGAGTAGACTTCTATGCCTGCTTTGGTGTAGTCTCTAACGTATTTGCAATGGTCTCCGTGCTCATGCGAGCAAATCAGCCCCACGCATTTACTTGTCTTCAAGCCCAATTCCTTAGCAGCCATCAGTCTGCAACCTGCTTCGATTACAAGCTGCTCACCATTCTCAGCCTCCAGCAAGTAGCCATTGCCCTTGCTGGAGCTGCCTATTATTTTAAGCGTCATGACTCAAACGGATTTTTATTTTCGTCGTCCTCGCTTCCGTCAAGCACTTCATGTGCTGCCATTTTCTGAAGCTCACCCTCATTTAGCACCTCTCCCGTCTCTGTGTCTACAGAGATTATTTCCTTTACCTCTGCAAACTCCGCATCACGATGTTCCTCAACGGTTGGAGCCTCGTCCACGCTAAAGGCATTCTGCATTTCGATGCTCAAATAGCCTTCTTTAGATAGTAGTCTACGAAGCACGGTCTTTGTTGCCATTTCGTTAAAATTGCCGTACCATCCAATAGCTTTGCCTGGACCTTGTTTCAACTGACGCTCTGCCATTTCGGCAAGCTCCTTGTTCGACATCTTGCAATTCTTCATAGAAGGCGAGTATATTTTACAGTAAGAAGCCATTTCGTCGATGTTCATATACATCATAGATCTAAAGCCATTCTTCAATTCAAAGAAAGAGAAATAACCAACAGGCTTATCCGATATTTTCTCTCCGTTGAGACTAAATTCTCCAGTAAGTTTGTCGTAGTCTCGAAGTTCACCTTCATACACCACGCCAGCATTGATTGTTTTGTAGAGTCCACTTCGTATAGCCAACTGAAACAAGCCCTTATAGCCGATAACCATTGTTGGGGTATTGCTGTAAACTAAGAGATAAGCATAGCCCAACTGTTTACTTAACGGTAATTTTAACGAAGCAGCCTTCATTGCCTCTGCCATCAATAATTTAGGATCACACGACCAGAGTTTTGAGTCACCTGTGAAAATCTCCATAAGTGATGTAGCGAACACTCCGGAATTTTCCTTTAGGACGTTCTTCAACTGTTGCTGATAATAACTACTATCAACAATTTTTTTGAATGCCAATATTGCATTTTGTTTGGCTGTTCTTTGTGGTTGCTTCGCCACCGCTGTCATTGTCTGTGTCATTTTGATATGTATTTTATCAGTTCTTCTTTTGTCTTAAACACATGTCCCTCCTTTACCGGGGCAAACACGCAAAATCTATATTGCACGTATGGTTTTGAGTTCCCGAGCACCTGCACGTCCACTCCAGTTACCTTGCAGCATTGCGCCCGATACCCGTCCAGAAACCAAACCATATCGCCTATATTATGCTTCGTCTTTATCGTCATGATGCTCGATGATAATGTTTTCGTCCTCCGTCACGGTCAACCTTATCTGCTGCCCACCAGCATAAAGAGGCTCAAGTACAGTCTCCGCATTATCGATAACGCAAGGCACGTCAGCCTCATAGTATCTCTTAAGCGCGTCAATGATGTCGAGTCCTGCATTAATCTTTGCAGCCGAGTTCAAGTCAGAGTAGGGCACACCGTCCACCGAGCACTCACACCAAGGTTTTTCCGTTCCGTCAAGCTGACGCCGGAACATAGACCATTTCACCAATCCAAAGTGTTTGTTCACATTCTCCTCCAACACTTTGCAGGCCTTATGTTGATAGTCGTTGGCTGCTTTCAGCTTCTCGTCGTAGTCGTCGAGCTGTTCCTGCAAATCCTTGCGTTCCTTCTTTATGCCCTCAATCTGCTTCGCCACGTTGTCGTATTGTTCCTTCACGGCAAGTTGCTTCAGCAGATTATCCCTCTCTTCCGAGGCTCTAACAATACCTCCCCGCAAGCCTTCAATAAAGGCAGCATCGTTATCGTTAATCTTAGGAGCATTCATTTCAGCCTCCAATTTCTTAATCTGCTCGCATACTTCGGCATACTCGGGCTTCTGTGCCAACAAATCCTCAGCCGAAGTAAGCTTCTTTTCCGCATCGGCGTTATGCTTCTTCAGAACCTCGCTTTTTTCATACAAATCCTTCTTGACGTCCTCCAACAGAGTTTTAACCTTAGCAAGTTCTTCTTTATCGTCCTCGATAAGTTCCTTGATTTGATTTTCTCTATCCTTTATTCTGTTGTACTCTTCTTTGAGCTTCTTGAAGTCAGCAGCTTTGGCGGCATTGAATCTTTCGAGCGACTCTTCTTTCATTTCCTCCACCTTGTCCATTGGCAAAGCCTGTCCGCAAGTGGGGCAATACGACAATTTGTCGTCCCATTCCCATGTTCTTGCCGATACAGCCTTCCATTTTGCTGAACCGTCCTTCTTCTGGGATTCCAAATACTTCAAATCTTCCTTAAGTCGGCCTATATCATCACTCAACGAAGTTCTCTTTGTTTCAAGTCTTCTCTCTTTTGATTTTGTCTCGGTGATTTCCACCTCCAACTTGCATTTCGCATTGGTGTATTCTCCCAAAATCTCAATTGACTGTCTGCGCGCCCCTTCCTGCATGTTCATCTTCCGCTTCTGCAGGAAGTCTATTTTGTGGTTAAGTGTCTCATTTTCCACACGCTTGCCACCGCCATTCTCTATGAGCGAAATCTTTTGGGCATTTTCTTTGATGACGTAGTCCTTTTCTTCCACCTGCTTCTTAAGACTCTCCCAACTCTCCGCTTCCGGCAGCACCTTGTCGAGTTCACTAAGTCTCACGGGCACATCATCCAGTTTCTTCTGGACCTCCTTACGCATGTAGTAAAGGTGTTTCAACGCCTTGTCGAAGTCATTCTTCTCAAGCAGCTTCTTTATCGGGTCAAACCGCTTCTCACCGCCCATTATCTCCTCCACGCTTGGCTCACCGAACATTTCAATAAGCATCTTTCTCTGCTCGCTCCATTCCATCTGAACGAAAGCGTTTGGTGAGGAGCAAAGTCTGAACACCTTTTCCGGGCAAATCTCGCTTACGGACTTCTTGAAGTCGCCAGCTGTCTCCACCTCGTCGTCCACCTTGTATGTATAGGTATTCGTCACGTTGCCATCCCTGCTTCTGCTCTCCTTGAGTATTCGGGTCAGCTTCACGCTTTTCACGCTTCCCCGTCCACAGTCTGGAGAAATTACCACGTTGCTTATGCTCAGCGTAATCTCCACAGAATGCTCCACATCGGGAATCTCATTGCCGTTCTCGTCCTTGGTCTTCACACCAAATTTGGTGTCTCCTGCCTGGTTTGTGCCGAACAGCACCCAACAGATAGCGTCAGCAATCGTTGTCTTGCCCACACCGTTGCGTCCTTTCACCACGTTCACAAGGTCTCCAAACTCGTATTCAGCGTTCCTCACTCCCTTGAAGTTCCTCAAGCTCAGCGAGTTGATTTTTATGTATTCCATATTTTTATTGTTTTAAGTCCTTTAAATAGATTACTCCGTTCAGCGTCTTGAAGTAGTTAATCTCGCCATCTTCAAATAGCTTGTTCAGCAACTTTCTCAAGCCTTCCAGCACGGCATGTTTCAGTTCCCTGAAGTCCACGTCCATCGGTCTATTCGAATCGTCGAACATCAACTCTCGTATCTTTTCCAGTACATATTCCTTCTCCATTGTCATTTGGTTTAATAATAGTGGGAGTAAAGGGAATCGAACCCTTACATCGGTATCCTGTCTTACATCTGCACTACCCAAGCAGCAGCCACACTCCCGATTCCTGTAAAAAACTGCCTATGCTCACGCACCAGCAGGAAAAATTATGAGTATAACTGTAGCCGCTGCTACACATAATGTCTAATAATAGCTAAAAACTAATTATGACGTACGAAATTACTTTCATTCCCATTCGTGCCTCGCGACCCTTACACCTTGTCGCGCCACACATCGTAATTCTTCTCCTTTTTCAGTCGTTCCGTCTCCTTGCTGTAGTACTCAATGAGTTGCTCCAGCTCCCAGTTCGACCATTTCTTGCTCTGATTGTGCTTCACCCTCAGCAGTTCGTACCTCTGAGTGCCAAGCTTCTTCTCAAAGTATTTGCTCAGTTCTAACAGATGTGAGCTGTTCATGCGGTTGTCGTATGCACATTCCATCACCATGTTGTCCGGGTCATATCTCGTGTTCATGTGAGCGCGTCCCCACAAGTGGGAGCAGTCGCCTTTGGAGAAGGGGAGTATTCTTCCGCACGTCGGACATCTGAAATATCCATTCTTGTCAACATCGCGAAGCCTTATATAAAGGGTCATTACTCTGTCGAGCTTGTCCTTCAGTGACTTTGTGCTTCTCCATTTCCCCGTCCTTGCGGGCTTGCCCCAAGTCTCTTTCTTGTCTTGTTTCTTCTTCCAAAACATATCCTTAGTATATTTCCTCCTTCCGACCCATGTCAGCGGAGCGTTGTTTAATCTTTAAGTTAAGACAGTGTATCCGTCTCATGCGCCACTCAAACAGTCTCAGCGAACACTCCCCGTCACTCATGAGCAGCCCGTACATTTCGTCAACCCTATCTTGATAGGTCTGTGTCGTGAAAAGTTGCAGCATAGCGTTGATTTTTAAGTTTTCTGTATAAAAGCTACCTATGCTCACGCACCAGCAGCGTAACCTTATGGTTAATGCGGACGCTTCCGCATAATACAAATTGCTTTAATATCTGATAGTCAGCTTTCTCTATTCTTCTTCGAACATCGGCAATCTGACCTTCTTCCCCCCTAAAGAGTCCAAGGCCATTTTGCGTATGTTCTGTGCCACACTCGACTGTGAGCGGTAGGCGAGCGCATTGTATACGGCTGTTCTTTTGTAGCCGAAACGTGCCATCAGTACGGAAATTTGTTCCTTTGGCACAATTATTTTCGTTTTATTTACTAACTTTGCCATATTATTTGTATATTTGCATAATAAATCCGTTTGCGTAACGGTTGCGAACCGTTTTACAGATGCAAATGTACTAAAATATAGTCATGTGACCAAGAAAACGTATCAAAAACATACGTTTGTTCAACTAATTTTACATACGAAAACATTCATAAACATTTTACAGCTATGACAACCATTATTGAACGCCTCGAAGCCATACGCCAACATTACAACATCTCGGCTCGTGGTCTTGCTGACAAATTCGCTCTAAGACCTGCAACAGTCATAAACTATTGCAATGGCACTCAGCCTCCCAAATTGGATTTTATCGAGAAGATACTGGGCCTTTTCCCCGAAATCTCAGCCGAATGGCTTATCCGCGGCAAAGAACCCATGTTCGTCACCGACCATCCCGACGTCTCCGAGCTTAAGAAGAAGTACGAGACAGAACTGCTCGTCAAGGAAGGCATCATCAAGGAACTGCGCTCCATTATCTTGGAGAAGAACCAGAACAAGCAGTCTCCCGACCGTCAGCAACTTGTAGGGTAGTACCACTATATCCTTGGATAAAGCAGGAAGAGTAGAAACAAAAAAGGCAGCTGTCCTCACGGATGGCTGCCTTTCTAAAAAACATTCAAAACTAATCCACAAATAAAAATATCATATAACCATTCCTATAACCATGAGTGCATATCACGTTTTATGCCCATCTCTATATGAGACGACAGCTGCAATGTGTTCCTTTTTTATTACCTACTTATATATAAGCGGAAACACGATTTGCAAAGGCCTGCATAGTTCCTTAATGCCCATAAGGTTTGTTTCATAGATGTTTGGGATTCCTTTCGGAAGATGGGCACCTGTTGTCAACGTTAAGACAGCGCAGGATTTCCAAACATAAATATAAACTACCAGACAGAGCGGTTTTATATATCGGATGGTAATAGTCCGAAGAGGACCGCACGGATTTAACCTCTATGTCTGGATAGGGAAAAAAGAAGTCCCTATCCGCCGTTCGTGTCGCACTCCGAACTTTGGATAGGGACTCATAGTATATAGAGAGTATACTTTTCCTTCTGTTTGTATCGTTATCAGTGTGCGACTACTAATAAGCGATGCAAAGATACGTTTTCTTGGTCAACTGACCAAATTCTTTTCACTTTCGTTAACCGTCTAAAAAACGTTAAACTGTAAACTATTTTGCAAAATAGTTTACGTATTACATATTTTTTACTTACCTTTGTGCCATAAAAGTGAAGAAAGCTGACTTTCAGATAGTTGTAGCATTTAGTCTATGACTCCAACGGAATCACACTTCAAACATTAGCTTCAAATTTTTGGGATAAGCGGTAATCTTCTGTTATACAGGTGATTACCGTTATTTTGTTTGTATCAAGTTACCATAATTAATAGAAACCTTACACGGCTCACATTCTCCACAACCGACCTAAAGCATTGGCATCAACATCCCGTAGGTCTCGACATTTCTGCCTTTAAGTGGGCTGACAGCAAGCAGGCTTTTGCAGGACATGTGGCAAAGCGCAATGGCCAGTACTATCTCATCTATGCCGTGAGCTGGCCAGAGCGTATGGGTTATTCGTATAAGCGAAGTGTAGTTATGAAGACATTGGAGTATAACAGCGATGGGTCGATAAAGCCGATTGACAGTACTTCTGGGGGGCACGCATCAAGGTCGCTCGTGAGGTGACTGTGCCACTCGCATTCCTCGACAAGTTAGTTTGCTCGAAAAATAAATAGAAGTTAGAAATCAAAGGGGCAGAAGTTAAGGCTTTATATTTTTTGTTTTGTGGGATATTTCTTTCAAAACAAATGTATTGGTCTTGACTTCTGCCCTTGATTTTT